CTTTGCACCGGACAGACGGATCCTACTGAGAACGGATTGTGGGCTGTTTCACCTTTTAGCTGGTCACGTCCCTCTAACTTCTCGGGAGGTTCCACCTCATTTAGGTCTCAGGTTTTTGTCATAAGCGGGACTGTTTATGCAGGAACGGGATGGCTCTGTACCTCTTTTGAGGCGTCTTCGACTATATCCGACCCCTTTTCCGTTCCTCCTACTGTAGGGTCTCCTTTGACATGGAGACAACTGAACAACGTTACTACGTTTGTAGTTCACAGCGATCAACCCATTTATCGTGGAGACTCCATATTATTCAAGTTCTTTGAATACGAGGTAAAGGAGAGTTTGTCCGTAGGGTCTCTTCCTGACGGAAGAGTTACATACCAGATTACTATAAACATAGGAATACCTGAGGTACTGGAAGATGGGAGGGACGACCAAGTATACCTACGAGCCTATCCTGCCTATGAGTCCACTCAGCGACCTTTACCTAAGATACCCCTTACCACTAGCGGTATAGGTCCCTTTTTATTCGATCGAATATCTGGATCTTTTTATGAGGACCTAGATGTAGAAGAAATAGATATCATAAGAACACACTCGGCCTCTGGCTCTCTTATAAGAGAAGACGTTCTTCGTGATGGAAAGAACTTCTTGATCTACAACACAGCCATTCCTTCCGACTCTTTTTTGTTCTGGGATAGATCCCAAGGAAGACCTAACTTTAGCAGAAGTAACCAGACTTTTGTTGCTACCACGGACGATCGTGGGTTTTTTCACATGCACTATAAGTGTGTACCTGAAATTATTCATAAAGAAGACGGGTTTGAGGGATGGAGGGTTCAAGTAACTCCACAAGAAGACGTGTATATGGTGGTGTCTCTTGAGCCTAATGATCTACGTCCTCCCTTTACTCTGAGGGCACCCGGTTCCCTCCCTCCCCCTCCCAGCCCTCGTGGGGGCCTGTTTCTACCAGCAGGTGTTACTACCTCCGTAAATATTGACTTCCCTGAAGGAAGCAAGGACATTGAGTACATACATCTTTTATTCCAATCTGAGGCAGTACTTAGATCGGGAAGGTCTGCTCCGTTTACCCTAGGACCTGGAACAACTCTTGAGGTTTCTGTTGATGGAGGTCCTACCCAAACCATAACGTTTAATCCTTTGGACTTCGCAGATATTTCAAACGCAACCGCATCTGAAGTAGCTGGAGCAATAAACTCCTATACTAGTGGTTTGTATGCTACTGCCCTTTCCTCAGGAGAAGTAGTACTTCGTTCCAATAACAGAGGAGACTCTTCCGACTTGCACGTACTCGGAGGAACAGCAAACCCTGATTTAGATTTTCCTACTACTCCTCTAGGTGGACCGTCTGTTCCTAACGTAAGAATAGACATGGGAAGTTGGGAGACAAGGGGTGTTGAATCTGTTTCATTTGTTTCCCATGCTACAATCGCTAGGGTAACTGGAAAGAACGTTTGGGCAAGTAGTTCTGCTTTCGCCAAGCCAAACTGGCTTAGATTAGCTTATCTTGTAGTACAAACAGACATTTATTCCAAGTTTAATAGCGGATTACTATCTACCTGATACCTTTATGCGTCGTATACTCCTACCAGCTCCGTCCACTCTAGACTTACTTAAGTATGAGCGTGACGTCTATATAGATGAGATCCTTAAACGTACTCGTCTGCTATTCTCCAGTATAGATCCTAATCTAAATAGGTTTGGAATAGTTGACAGTGTAGATCCTAGAACCTCCTTAGAAGGGGACACTCGACCATTTGTTGTCCGTGTCAACGCCGCAGATCCCGCTACTGTAGATGTCCTACCAGGAACCGCAGTATTCAGTAGTGGAGAAGTTCTTCCAATTTCAGAAGGAGCATTCAGACTTCCTGTTCCGGGCGGTGTAGGTACGAAAAGCGTAGTTTACTTGTACTTTGATGAGAGTGAAGTAGACCCTGTACTTACAAGATATGACACTTTGTCTCATTCACGGGTAGACTTCTTAGGAAGTAGTTCTTCTTACGTTCGGATAACCACTCGTGCGGAATACGACACATTATCTCCTACTGACCTTGAAAGAACAATACCACTAGCCCAGATAACAGTACAAGAGGTAGTGGCGGGTTTAGGTACTACAACCGAGTTGGTTGTGGACATGGGAAACTCCTCCCTTGATGTCAACAGACCGTGGTTTTCTGTAGTAGACTTAGAGCACAGGTCATTCAAGGGCACAGGTTTATTCTCCGAGAATAACCCTCACGCTCTATCTTTAAATGATATATCGGCCACAGATAGCTTTACGTTATTTCAGTTACACTTAGATCATGGAATGATCGTCTCCAAAGACGAGACATTGGCCAAGCTACCAGGTAATCTGTGTGAAGAAGAGATATTGGCCGGCGCCATACAAGTGGATATAGCTGGATCTGTTACTGGTGTTGCGGGTGCTTATTGGTTTAGGACCGATAACTTTCCGACCCAAATACTTAGAGCAACTGACCCCCAGAAGATAAAAGACTACGCTCCCATGAGGATACCTAGAAGTAACATAGTGTTCCTTCTTCCTCGTGACGAATATATTCCAGGTAGAAACATATTCGTATACTACACAACAACTGATTCTTGCGAGCCTCCAACCGAACTCCCTCTTACTTCTCTTGAGTTTAAGTCCAAGGGAGACAGGGAGGTTATAATATCTGATGGTCTTATAGTAGACAACGTTGTAGATACCGTACACTCCTTCGAGGACGCTGGTCCCACACCCCAGAGGTATACTGTGTACCTAGATGGTGAAGGCTATTTTCAGAGGTATCCACAGACCTTGTCTTGCTATAAGAAGGTTACTGACCTTGGATTTACTCTGCAAGAGTTTGATAACCCTATGGTTGGACGAGGACGGCTAAAGGTAGCTCTAACCAACGCAGTAGCAGGTCCAACCCTAGACGTTTCTGTTCAGATTACAGGAACATCTTCTGACGGGAGTATTCTAACGGAAACCGTTTCTTTTGATTCGTCTTGGGCTGGAAATCCTGTTGGATCCTGCTCTGAGTTGGAATCTCAATTTGTTTTTACTTCCAACTACTTCTCCACTATCACTAACTTTATAGTCACTTCTAACGTAGACTCTGGACCTGACGCATCACTCACATTCTTTGCCGATGTTAATCCTCGTGACACAGAAGAACTATCTGATATTTTGCCTGTAGCAGAGACCCTGTGGGACGGTCTTCAAGTATGCTTCCTGGAAGATATACGTCCTATTAATACGACAATGCATCTGCCAAAAGTCACTAAACACTCTGCTGCTGGTATACCTCTATCCGAAACTACTATTTCTTTTTGGCCGGGGTATATGTTTAACTTCTGGGTAGAGGACTTCGATAAGCCCAAGTTCTTATGCACAGAGTTCACTGACACTTCTACTTCTTTCTTGCCTTCATTGTCCACCAGCATGAGAAAAGAAGAGGAGGGTCTTCACAGAAGAGACAGATATGTAGGTAGACCTATTGCAGTTCGCCCTCATACGAGCACTCCTGTAGCAATACGTTTCGTTCCTATCGAGCCTGATAGAGACTTTACCATGTGGGCCCGTTTTTTTGATGGAACAGGCGTGTGGTCTGACTGGACACCCTTGTCTGGGTTTGTTTCCCCTCAATACACTATCGATTTGTCTGTGGCTGCATCTCCTGTTGTTAAATGGCAGGTCATAGTACAAGGTGAATCTAAGGGTCTTATTACTACCTATGTTACTGATGGGCCTGGCATACCTGCTTCTTTCGTATTTGACGTAGGTGTCTGGGACCGTGGAACCTATACCTGAGCTAGTTTATGACCAAGAAATACATACTTAATGACAATGAGGTCGCTACTAATGAGGACGTACAGAGTAACGACGAGTGGAACTCGCAGACACTATATCGTATAGTTGAGGCCATTCAAAGCGGTACCTTTACCTCTTCTTCTGGGTCACCTGTTGTTCCTGGATCTATTTTGGCAGGTTTCGACCTTGTTCCTTCTACTACAAATCTAAGTTACACAGTACGTCCTGGGTCGGGGTTTTTTAGTTTTCCTACTGTTGATCCATTAGTCAACGGTACAACTCAGATGGCTTCTCTGGAATCTGATTACGTACTTTCTCTTCCAGTAGCTTCTGTAGCTGAATACAGGTGGGACCTGGTAGAAGTATCTGCTACCAAGACTGTTTCTTCTTCTCTAAGAGGAGTAGTAGGAGGAGGTTCCTCTGCTCCGGTTCCTACGCTCGTACCTAAACTAGAGGAGAATCAGTTATCCTTCCGGGTACGTTCGGGTCCCCCCAACGCATCTAGGTCCCTCGCAAGAATACCTGACTTAGACCTGTCTAATGAGTGGATTCCCCTTGCAGCAATAGAGGTAAGTCCTTCTGCACTTACAGCTAATACGCTACAGGTCCTGGATCTACGAAAGAAGTTCAGCAGGATCAGGCATCAAGAAATTCCCAGCTCAGGAAGAAACTATTGTTCCGGGTTTGCTAGCTTCGATGAGGAAGTTGTTATTGACCGTCAAAAGGTCACTACGGGTAACTATGAGTCTATTCTTACCCATGTATTTACTTCTAGTACATCGGATAAGATCAGACTAAACCCTAACTCCTCGTTTGCTATCAGCTCAGGACTTACTATTACTCCTGGACTATGGTACTATGCGTACGCATATAGGCCAAGCAGTAAAGCGGGGTACTGCTCTGTGTTCTTAACGGACGTACCTCCCTCTTCTGGGCTAAGCCTAGATCCGGGCATTCCATCCGGGCCAGTTAACTTGCCTCCTCCTTTTACTACTCCGGTTTCGGGGTTCCCTTCTCATTACCTGGGCGCGGTAAAATTTTACCAGGATGGTCCTACATTGAAGCCTATTCCTTTTCGTAAGCAAGGTAATATGGTTATCATTTCAGGAGAAAGTTTAAGTTCTTTCGCAGGAGCCACTACACAGAACAAGGTACACTCCTCTGGGGGAAATCTTATACTAGGTGGTACTACCCAGACTGCTACCATCAACCCAGATGGGGATGGTATGCACTCCGTGCCTCCTCATGTAAGGGCTGTAAGGTTGAACCTCCAATTTGAGGTTACTTCTGCTGCCACTTCCGGACTCTCTTTCCGTCTTAGGTCAGGAGTAGATCCTTTTACGTACTACAGAGTGTCCATAGATCCCGGTGCTGTTGTATGTCCTAGCGTAGACATTCCTCTTCCTGACGATGGGTCTACCCAGATATCGGTAGAGGCTATAGGTCTTCCTGCTGACATAGGCGGGTGGCGTGCTTGGGTAACTGGGTACTTTGAGGAAATATCATGACGCAGATTCGTTTATGGAACTATGGGGACACATTTACTTCTGAAAAAGTATCCACCTCACAGATTGCACTTCACTCTCCTGGTGTGTACACAGGATACAGGATCACAGTCGTAGACACCGATAAAGTGGCACTTTCTCCCGGATTCGCCCTTCTTCCTAACGGCATATTAGTAGGAGAATCTACGTCACGAGAACTTGTACTATCAATTGCTCCCGCTGCCCCTACAACATATACCCTTACAGTAAGGCATACTGATTCTGATACCATCGGAGGGTCGCCTGCTCTTTATGCGTTAGAACTAGGTGAGATTCTTCCAGCTGATGTTCCTGACGGTCTTGTACTAGCCTACATACGACACCCAGGATCAGCGGTTGCTTTAGACTCTAGTTTTATCTTTGAGTCTAGGGTTCTAAAGAATGAAGCAGAGGACTTATCGGTACTTAGTCCTACCTTTTTACCGTCCCCCCTACAAGGGTACTTTGATGTTGTTGGAGCAAATACTTCTGTATCTTCAAGTTACACTCCACCCTTATCAGTAGTTACTAGAGTAGAAACAGACGGATTAGGTCCTGTACCTCCTGGTTTTGAGACGTCCTCTGTTAGGATTCCGTTACTCTCCTCTAAGTTCCGTCCATTTTCCTTATCTGTACGTGCACAGATAGACCCTAACTCAGAACTCCGTGTGTACCTAACAGATACAGCAGGTAACCCAGTATCCCTATCTTCTAACATACTAGGTCCTTCCGCTACATTCTTAGATTACACAGTATCAATAGATTACGCTTCTGGCGTATTTACGGAAGGTGATCCCTACCTCCTTACTTTAGAGTTCAGAACACCGCAACTAGACTCTATTGACGTACAGTCTATCACTATAACTTACGATCCTTTGCCCTAAAGGTAATGTCTCATGGAAGCTATATTAAAATTTTTCGAAAACACAAGTCATAAACCCTCCGGATCTCCTGATGGTAACGAAGTAATAAGCAGGACTCTTCTAAAGATTGCTGTAGTCAGTAGGCACTTTAGGCAGAAACACGGACCTGACGCGGTACCCAAGCACGGTGAACTTTGGAGGTGCACCATTGTCAAGGAGATAAAGAGCGGGCAGAATAAGGGGTGCTTTATTGTAGAGCCCTTACAGAAAGTAGACGATAATAGTTTGACTCATCTAATTCCTGGATGGTATGACGTTAAGCTCGTTAATGGTAGGCTACTAATATACCCCAGAAAGCAGGGTATTAACTGGATACTTCCACTTACCCACAAGCGAATAATGTCAGAGGAAAACAAGGCATACTGCGTTATAGTTACTTTGGATTCTCTTCCAATTACCGAGGTACCTGAAGGTACGCCCCTTCCTTCCCCTGACTCCTCACTTACAGAAGATCAATGACTTTTAAAAAAGACAAAAGCCAGGCCAAGTCTCCTGTACTTGGTAAAAACCATCAAAAAAGGGAAGACCTGAAGAAAAGATTACAGGCTTCCAAGAGGTGCCTAGATTTGCTGGCCCGTCTTGAGAAAACTTACGTGAAGTTGAGTAAATGACAGCTATTTCCTACTACCACGGGTCCTTTTCGTATGCTAACCCCAAGCCAGGGGATCATGTACGTTTTGTTAAAAACCCCAAGCCTGGTCAGCCCGGTGTTATATCTATGCCAAAGAACAACGCACAGATAAATGGTGTCGTTCACTCCATAGTAAATGGAGTAGGATACGTACAGGTAAAGGATAGTTCGACTATTTCTGTGAAGGGAAGTGGGTCTAGCGGGTCTGCTTCTGGGTTAAATATACCTTTGTCTGTGACAGCAGGCGGATCCCTGAAAATAGTTTGATGACTTTCTCCTTGAATAGAGCGCATGACCTTTCCTCACGTATAAACTCTTTCCTCCATAGTAAGGGTCATGAGTCGTACGTAAACGTTAGTCCGTCTTCTGTTCCAGATAGGTTTGTTCTAAACTTAGTTCTTCACCCTGACGAATCCTTCATTGATTCTGTATCTCCTTCTTTCCTTTCACGAGTTCCTTGGGACGGAGGACAGAAGGACAATCCTTCTCCTTACGTGAAAGAGACGCCTAGGACTCCTTCACGAGCAAAAGACACATACGAACACTGGTATCCCGGTGTGGCTCGTAGAAGACATGAACCTTCGTTATCTTATAATGACGTAAACCCCGCATATCCTGGAATGAGACGTGTGCCTGATATACAGGACCTAGTACGGAGAGTAGCCATGAGAAAAGATATTAAGCTTAGACTAATCAAAGCTCAGAAGTCGATAAACACTCTATCAAGGCTCAAGATTCTAGCTCGAAGGGTATATTCACCCCACAAGGAGTCAGTTTTCCTTATAGGAGAACTCTCTTCTGTACTTAAGAGTCAGGGGTATACTAACAGGCACAAGTGCATGCGTTGTGTAAATACACTGAAATCTGCCCTTGAATCAGAGGGTTACTCTTTTTAAGTTTTAATGATATGTCAAACTGGTTTCCTTCAATAGACGTTCCTACTCTCCCTGTCCTAGACCTCATCACAGGTAGGCCAGGATCTTCCGACTCAGAAGTTACAGCGGCCGACATGTACGGGTGTCAAGTCAGGTGGGACTTTATAAAGATTTATCGTCTAGAGCCCTCACGTCGACGAGAGTTGTGTTCTCTCCTAATTAAGATGTCTGATAAGCTTTCACCTGATTTGAAAGGAAGCGAGTCCTATTCTTTGTGGGATAAAGTATCTAAGGACCCTGATTGGCCTGATACACTAATGTCTGAGCAGTTTGAAGAAGACGAGGAAGGCGACGACTGATGGATATTAAATCAAAATACAAGCTAGACCGTCTTTTTATAGGATCCTATGGTACAGTTCTATACATACCTAGGGTGGACTTGCTGTCCCAGCTTTCTATTGACCTTCATTCTCTAAAGAGCCAAGCTAACAACTCTTCCAAAGTAGACTTCTCTGGTTATAAGATCAAGACTCCCGTGCCTCCTCACCCATCTGAAGGCATGGTTAACCCTAGAACTACAGCCACATTTCCTATAGGAACAAAGACAGACCCTTCTACTGGAGAGTCACTGGTAGAAGTAGAGTCTACCATAGAGGAACGGTCTGTACGAAACCAGATAATTTACACTGACATTGACTACGGAACTATCTACTTCATAGACAAGTCAGGCTACCTGGACACTCATAATATTGGCCACGTGTCTCAGCTCTCTGAGAATACTGGTATGATTGTCCACACCTTAGACTCAAAGGTAAACGCTCCGTCGTCCTTCCGCACAGTCTCTGGAGAAGAGAAGAAATGGGACCCATCTCCTTTAGAGCAGATGTTCCACGTAGACTCTTCTGACAACTCTCCAGAGGCATCCGCTCGTAGAGAGAAGATCAAGTCTATATCCTCTGTCGATTTGTCTCGCGACGGAGGAATACCTCTATTCATGTACAGCAGGAACCCTGATTTCAGGTCATGGGTTGACACAGAGCTTCTTAAGATAGAGGACAAAATATCTCGTGGTGTTCTCCCCGTCCACTCTCGTGGGGGAAAGACCTCACAGCTTAGTTCTAACTACGCAAACCTTGTTGCAGCTGTTCTTCTTTCCGATAAACATGCGGAGTACTACAAGGAACAAAAGGCAGCAGAGGATGAGTCACTTTCCGTTGATAGTGATGAAGCTCCCGAGATACCGCACATCAGCTCTGACGTACAGTTTCTTCCTCATCAGGCATATGCACTTTCTTTCCTAAAGGAAAAGAAGGCTGCTATGATCGATGCTGATCCAGGAGCAGGAAAGACACTCATGATGCTTTCCGACGTTCTAGACAAGTTAGGAAGAGGTCTGGTACGACGCCCTTGTATCGTTATGCCTAATGCTCTGTTGTCTCAACAGAAGAGAGAAATGGAAGAGTGGACCCGAGGCGGAGTAAACTTTGTTGTTATAAACACAGACACCGTTCGGCAGATGGATCCGAGTGCTGTCTCAAAGAGAACAGGTCTTCCTAGGAAAGGTGTAGGAGACTCTCTTAAGGGACTAAATGAGATAAAGAAGCTTCTACAGTCTGCTCCTCCTAACACTATTATACTTACAAGCTATTCTTGGATACGTGGAGGATCTGAGGACCAGGTAGAAACAGGGTCGGGAACTACTTTCCGTAGAGCATCGTGGCTTACGACATGGGCAGGTGTGGACATGCTTGTCTTAGATGAGTCCCACAATGTTCGTATTGGGTCGTCTGGTAAACAGTCTAAGAAGGCTCAGGCTATTATGCAGATGTCCAGGCTGGTACCATTCAAAAGGTGCTATACGGGAACCTCCGCTCCTTCTGGTCCCGATGACATCTTTTTGCAGATGAACTTCCTGGACCCCTCTGTGCTGGGAGACAGGAAATCTTTCCTTGAGAAGTACGCCTTGTCCCAGTCCTCAGGTAAGAGGAAATCCGGCCGTGTGGAAGAGTTCAAGCCTGGCGCCATTAAGCAGATTAGGAACAGGATAAACAAGTCTGCCGGACTTGCTATCCGTAGGTCAGCTTGGCTTGGTCAGCTTCCACAGCTTCAGGTAGAGTACCACCAGGCTAAACTAACAGCACCTCAAAAGGTAGTTTATGAACGCCTCATGGACAGAATCATACACGAGGAGCTGCTAGGTGACGCTGCTTACGGATCGGTAGGACTTTCCCTTCAGAGAGAACTTAGAGATGCTAATGCGTCAAACCCAGTGGCACGTGCGCAGCTCGATTCATGGCAACCTCCTTCTTCTGCCACTGTAGTAGAGTACGATGAGGGAGAAGACGAGATGGTCGAGATAAGATACGACCTTCAGGATGAGAACAAAAAGAAGGCACTCGCAGCCGCACAGGAGCGCATTAGGCGTGGTCTGGAAAAGTTCGAGGCTACCGATTCGGAGGAGGAAGATTTTCTTCCACTCTTACAGAAGTTTATTGCTGTCGATAAGTTCCTAAACAATCCTCAGTCAGATGAGTATGGTCAAACATTCCTATTTGATGATAGGGATAAAGTAAGCCCGAAAGTAGGAGTGATAAACGATATCTTAGACTCCCACTTCTCAGATCCATCCAACGGAAAAGTTATAATATTTACTCAGTACAAAGAAGTTGCTTCTCATATACTTGATAATATGAACATGGCATCTTCTGCTGTTTATTACGACTCCTCTCAGTCGAAGAACCTTGATAAGTTCAAGCAAGATGATAATGTTAAGATTATTGTTGCCGTAGAACAGTCCATTAGAGAAGGTCAGAACCTTCAAATGGCAAATAGGATTATTCGTGTAGATCTTCCATGGAACCCCGGTGACTACGAGCAGACTATTGCTAGAGCCTACCGTCTTCCTCCTCGCGACCCAGACGCTGCCAGGTTCTCAGTTGTTCATGTAGACCTCATTCTAACCGAAGGCACCGCAGAGGTGACAAAGTACATGAGAATGGTGTCCAAGATGCACAAGATTCGTCAGCTTACTAGCGACTTTACTGCTGAGCGGTCATTTCCTCTTGTAGGTATGAGTCTCAGGAACATGCAGACTAAGAATACCTTCGAACAGATGTCAGTGTACCAGGATGTGTATTCTCGCATCCAAGAACAGGAAATCGAAGAAGCCAAGAAAGCTCCCCAGATCTTTGGAAGCGAAAGCAAGGAATTGGCCACAGGCGAAGAAATAGAGGGAAGTGAGCAGATAGAGACCCCCTATGTTTCTTCTGACGAGGATTTAAGTCCTTGGGTCATTGATCCTACTAGGTATGCAACACAGCTAATCAATCCTGTATTTATCTACTTCAACTCCGCTTTCTGGCTGGCTCTCAAGTTTGATCCACAGATGAAGAGAGTACTGTCAGGGTTTTCACTCACTACAAATACCCGGTTCTTCTACAAAGGCTTCTCCACCGCAGCAGAAGCAATAAACATACTTAAGTCCATCCAGAACCATCCACAGCACCCGTTACGTATAGTAAACGCCCAGGAGATACTTCCTAAGATTTACGGCCAGGCTCCTGTAGATCCCTCATTCCCAGGATCTACTATTGACTACGGGAACTTAGTTAAATCTGCTGCGGCACCTCCTTCTGACTTCAGGCCCACAAGCCCTACGTACAGTAAGGAAGTACTAGGGTACCAACCCTCTCAAGAGGACCGTCAGATATCACTTGCTCTTCTCCAAAGAGCAGCTCATGAAGCGGGTGGAAAGAAAATTACTCCCATACATGCTCTTGCTGCTGCTAAGATCTTTGGGTACCTGGACTTAGACGCTGATGACCTTGACATTTCCTGGCTTTGGAAAAACTCACGTCATTTTGCAATGATAAGAGCCCACAAAGGTATCCTTGTTCAGCAGCTAGATGGGCCCAACACTTCTCCTAGTGCCCCCGTTGATAATGAAGTTACTACCGAAAAAGAAGACAGTCCTATTCCTGGCGTAACAGACACGGATTTGTCAGGAGGGGTTCCTATCCAGTTAGAAGTCTCTGTACTCGGGGCTATAAGTGGAAGTCAGGTAGCCCAGAGACCTTGCTTTACTATATCTGATGCTTCTTTCACTCTGGATGGACTTCAAGAAAGAGTCCTGTCTGTACTAAAGGACCATGGATTCAAATCGTGGGATTCATCTCAGACGTGGCTGTACATGGGACAGACCCGAACGGAGGCAGCCTCAAGCATAAAGAAATTCGCTAAAAGGCTTTACATCTGGCGTTATTACCTTGAAGATCCGGACGCTTTTGAGCAGCAGATAGCAAAGTTCGGCCTGTCTCTAGACCAGATTTGGCCTAAAAAAGAAGTAGCTGCGATGCGTAAAGTAGCTGCAATGTGTAAAGAGTACCCTGAGTATCGAAGGTCTATTCTAGACGCCTACTCAGAGGAATAAATGGGATGTAATTGTAGAGGCAGCAGAGGCACAAAGCCTAGCATTTCTAGGTCCTCTGGCTCGTCAAGAACACCACAAAGAAGCATCTGTACCCGACTGGAAGCCTTGGGAAACGAGGCTGGTGTCCGTATAGGAGCGGGAGGAAGACTTTACCTGTCTGCTCCCTTGGGAACAGGAGGGGGTCTTTCTGTGTCTTCCTACCTTCCTAGCCTTTCTTGTCGTGGAAGCTTTTCTAAGCTTCTCATAGACTTGGAAGCAAAACTCATGGCTGTTTTTTCTGACCCTTCTCGTCTGGAAAAGTTTAACGCCCTACTTCCTCATCGTGCAGTAAAGGTCGGATACCTACGCACGGTTCTTCTTGAAGTTTAGATTGTAAATCACTTATAGATGAGACTCACTCTCTATCAAGACCAGGACTTTTGTAGTGCCTGCCCCCTATACAGATCAAAGCGTGTACGAAAACAGTACATACCTACTGACGTTGTTTATGATAGGGTAGGTCCTGACGAGAAAACACCCGAAGTAGACGTTATGGTCATAGGTGACATGCCCAGTAGGACAGAGGATGTTCTAGGTATGCCATTCGCAGGGTCTAGTGGCAAGGAAATATTCTCTGCTTTAAAGAGAGCTGGTAGTGATGGGTCCTACGCACTGGCAAATCTAGTACGTTGTCGTCCTGTGGCTGATGACGGGTCTAACAGGCCTCCTACCACAGAAGAGATTTCCGCATGTTCTAACTATATCAAGCAGGACATAGAGGCCCTTAACCCAAAAGTTGTCGTTATGATGGGCAACACTACACTAAGGGTTTTGAACGAGAACCCAGAATGGGAAAAAGTAAACGTAGGATCTCTACGAGGGCACGCTTACATCACTAAAAGCGGGCGTACCCATCTTGTTACGCTTCCTCCCTCTACCTACCTAAGAAGCGAGTCTGCCACGCAGAGGAGACGCTTCTATAGGCACATGAGGTCAGCAGGAAGGTTCGCTTCCGGTAAGACTACCTCTTTCTCTGCTAAAGGAGAAATTGAGACAATATTGGATCTGGACAGATTCAATGAGTTGATGGACTGGTATGAGCAGGACTGCGATACATATGTGTCCCTCGACTATGAGACAGAAAACCTAAATCATGTTGCGCGGAACCGTGTAGCTACTATCCAGTTTTCTGCTTCAAACGATAAAGCACACGTTATTCCTCTTCAGCACTGGGAGTCCCCTTGGTCTAAAGAAGAACTTAGACACGTAAGGAAGCGTCTTAGACGCCTCCTGGGAAGTAGAAAGACAAAGATACCTTTCTGGCTGATGCACAACGCGCAGTTCGATGGAGGTATCACATTCAACTTCCTTAAGCTAAAAAAGATCGCAAAGCCAGTAGTTGACACGATGTTCTTGGCCTACCTACAGGACGAGAATCAGTGTGGTGATGATGACGGAGGCAAGAAGTCCGCAGTATTCACCAGTTTTGCACTTAAAACTTTGGCACGTGAGCTTCTTGGTTTTTATACATATGATACGGAGTTATCTGATGCCATTGCTGCTCGTTCTGGCGCCTCTGGTGGTAGCCTTTGGAATCTTTCTCTCGACCGTCTTTCTGAATACGGAGGAACAGACGCCTACATCACGAGAAGGATCTTCGACTTCTACCGACTCTGGCTAGAGAGGCAGGGGTACTCTTCAGCTGTTCCTTTCGCTAAAAAGTTTTATAGCCGTATTTTTCATCTTCTTACGAAGATGAGCATAAATGGGTTTGCTACTGATGTAGATCAGTTGTCCTATCTAAAGTCAGAAGATTCTCCTATTATTTCAAGGTACAATGAGATACCTGGTTTAATAAAGGCTTCCGAAGAGGCCAAGAAAGCGAATGAGATCCTTCTTGAGAAGGACAGTAAGACAGCAGGGATGACTCCTCTTTTTGGAAAGAAGCCATGGGTTTTCTCCCTCCGTAAAAAGGAGCACAAGCTTCGTTTGTTTGTAGATGCTTGCGGACTGGAGCCTATATCTTTTTCAAAGAAGACGGACGAGCCTCAGATTGATAAAGCCTACCTTGACCATTACAAGAAACATCCGGTAGTTTCTCTATACAAGGAGTATACGGGTCTAGATAAGCTGATCTCTTCGTACCTGGACTCTGTTAGCGACATATTGGTATCCAAACCAGATAACAAACAAGACGGTAAGATACACGCAAGATTCCATGCTACTCGCACAGTAACGGGGCGCTTGGCTTGTCTTCCTGCTGGAACAAGAATAGCTACGGACTCTGGTCTCGTTCCTATTGAAAAGGTAGTTCCTGGGGATCTGATACAAACTGATCGTGGGATTCAAGAAGTTAAGTCTGCTTGGGAAGCTGGAACTAAAGAAATACTTGAATTCACTTTATCTAACGGGAAAAAGCTCCGATGTTCACCCCTTCATCGTGTATTCTCAGATGGAAAGTGGACGGAGGCACAGAACCTGAAAGAGGGTGACGACCTCTACATTTCTGGTAGAGAGGGACCTGATGTATCAAATCATTCTACTCTATCACCCCCTTCTACTATTGTAGGACGATCCAACACTCCTACCTTCCCCTCCACTATGGACAGCAGAGTTGCATTCCTTCTCGGACACTTTGTTGCTGAGGGGTGTATAGGATACAACAATCTACGACCAACAAAGAAAGAACCTAACAGGAAGGGAAAGGTTCCATCTAAGGTTATCATTGCCCTGGGATGGGATGAAAAACCCCTGAGAGATTTTCTCACGTCAGAGTGGAAGGAAGTCTTTGGGGTAGAGTTTTCTTACTACGAGAACGGTTCCCCTACCCTGGAATGTAGTTCTGTTGATTTATCTCGTTGGCTAGTCGAGAACGGTTTTGGGTACAAGTCTAGGAATGCTTTAGTTCCTGAATCTGTTTTCTCTTCTGGTTTGTCTGAGAGACGATCCTTTTTGAAGGGTCTATTTGAAGGGGACGCGGGGTCTTCATCTGGAGATCCTAGACTTTCTACCGAGAGCAGGCAACTTGCAGAGGGAGTAGGTTTGCTCCTTTCTAGCTTGGGAATTCACCATTCTATATCCAGTAGTAAGAGGCCCGACCGTAACAGTACGAAGTACTCAGTGTTGGTATCTAATGACCAAGATCTTTCATGGCTTTTTTGGTCCTCTCTAAAAAGAGATCAGATTCGTAAGCATTCCATTCACCTTGGTGTATTCAAGCCCTCCTGGTTTGACTTTGACTCATTTTGGAAGCCTGTTAAGATTCATCATAACTTGATCGGAAGAAAAGGGTGCTCCTCACCTGATTATCATAGATTACATAAAGCCCGAAACAGAAAGACGGCTAGGATCACCAGGAAGGTACAGTCCCTAGTAACTTCGGCAGTTGGGCCAGAGCACGGCGAGTCCGCTGAATTTGTTCACTGGGCGTTAGAATCAAATTCGAAGTCATTTGAAATCATTAGAGTGGAATCGTTGGGAGCACAGAAGGTGTACGACCTAGAGGTTCCTGCTACTAGGTCATTCCTTGTAGATGGAATTGTAGTGCACAATTCTTCGGACCCAAACCTCCAGCAGCTCCCCAAGGGAAAGGGTAACAACGCCAAAGCAGCTATTAGGTCTATTTATGGCGCTTCGCCTGGACATATCCTTGTAGAGTGCGACTTTGGTCAGGCAGAGGTTCGTTGGTGGGCTCAGCTTGCGGGTGACACTCAGTATGCCCGGTTGTTCCACGAAATGAAAAATCTTCGTGACGAATATAAACTTACAGGGGACGAAGAACTAGGTAATCGAGTAAAAGCAGAGGCCGATATACATAAGAAGGTGGCCTCGATCATGTTTCAGAAGTCTGTTTATGATGTAACGGGGGATGAACGTAAGAGGGCAAAGAGTTTGTGTTTCGGATCTATCTATGGTCAGCACTTTAAGACCCTGGCTTCTCTTCTGGGCATTACACCCGACGAAGCCCTAAAGCTACAGGGTACCTTCGTTAATGAATTTGAGAGAGCAGGCCAGTGGCTTAGTGACATCGAACGAGAAGCTGAGTCTATGGGGTTCGTTTCTACTCCTATGGGTAGAGTTAGGCACTTGAGAGACCTGTTTGAACAGGACGAGAATGGAGCTAAGAGAAGAGCACGTAACAGTCCCATACAGGCAGTGAGTAGTGATACTACCGCTTTGTGTGCCTGGGCCATCCAGGACTGGATAGAGAGAAATGATCGACCCTATAAGATTATTAACTGCGTTCATGATGCTATCACAATGGAAGTTCCTATGGACTTTGACATGGTTCAGGAGGTAGTATCCGTTCTCCAGGAAAAGATGGTAGACCAAGTTCCTTCTTTCCTTAAAGAGGAATTCGGTATTGACATGATTGTCCCCATGGAAATTGATTACGACTTTGGTGTACGATGGGGTCACATGCTGGGGTGGGATGGAGTAGGTAGTGGACTTAGGCCAATCTTTGATAGGTGTAAAGAGTGGGACTCCATGCTTCAATCTGGGACTCCCTGGCACGTTATTGCTGAAACTAGTCCAGAATTTCAAGTGGAAGACTAGAGAATTGATAGTACTTTGTTATTCTTACGGCAACTATGCGTAGTCTGCATTCTATTAGTTCCTTGCCAGGTATCGGGTCAGGTAGAGCAGTCTGGGTCCTCTACTTTGGTAATAGGGGACTCTCATGTACAGGCTCTTGGTAATTTCTTAGAGTCTTCGTCTTTACCTGGTGCCCGAGTAGAATCGAGACCAGGGTGGTCCACCTCTTCTTTCATCTCTCGTCCCGATGTCATCCCCCGAGGATATGACACAGTTATTGTTATTCTTGGAGGAAACAATCGTAACCTTAACTACGAAGCATATAGAGATCGTATAGTTAGATTTGTTTTGCTTTTGAGATCCTATGGAACCAAGAAGATAGTATGGATAGGTCCTCTCTGGTCATCCAGATCCCCAGTAAACACTAGGCATTCTTGGACATCAGACGCACAGTCTGTTATATTCGATGAACTAAACATTCCTTGGATTAACTTGTACCGTCGTACGGTAAGGTCACGACGCTACCGGTTTCGTGATGGTGTTCACTTAACCTACCCTTCCTATAGTAGACTTACAGAAGAAGTATTAAACCCATTCATCTCCCTTTTATGACCAAAAAGAGCTACAGCGCAAGCAGCATACAAGTCCTTGAGGATCTTGAGCACGTAAGGAAACGGCCCGGAATGTACATCGGGTCTCAGGACCATGATGGTGTACGTCAGATACTTAAAGAAGTAGTTGATAACGTCATAGATGAGCACCTTGAGGGACACGCTTCTGTTGTTTCTATAGGAATTGACACAAGGTCCCAGACCTTTGTTGTAGAGGATGATGGTAGAGGAATACCTGTAGAGAAACATCCTAAGACTGGAGAGAGCACCTTAATAACAGTTTTTACTAATCTACAGGCAGGAGGAAAGTTCAATAAACAGTCTTACGCTGTTTCTGCTGGCCTGCATGGAGTAGGTCTCAAAGCCACGAATGCCCTGAGTGAGTGGCTACGTGTTACCGTATGGCGTAAAGGAAAGGCTTACTCTGTAGACTTTGGGAGAGGAACACCTGCGTCTTCTAAACCTTCCCCACAGAAGGAGTTGAATAAAAGAGGTAAGTCCGGCACTCGAATAGAGTTTAAGCCAGATACCAAGATTTTTGGTAAAAGTGTAATATCAGTTGCTGATGTAACTCAGTGGCTGTCTGAGACTAGTCATCTTTGTCCGGGGTTAAAGATCAACCTGTCTGTTGACGGAGTGGAAAAAATCTTCACTAGCAAAGGTCTTTCTTCTATGGTAGAAGAAAGAGCAGGGGAACTTCCTCCTCTAAGTGATGTTGTAGAGTTCTCCTCTGAGGATAAGTCGATCACTGCTGCTTTCTTGTGGGCGGACAATGATTCGGCTGGTGACAACTGGTTTAGTGCATGTAACGCTTCTTCTACTAGAGAAGGAGGTACTCATGTTGATGGTGCACTTAAGGCAATTGACGCAGTTCTGAGACCCTATTCCAAGTCCAAGAAGCTTGATAAAAAGGATTTAGTGGATGGTCTGTGTGCTAGCATTCATGTTCTTGTATCTGAGCCTCAGTTTAAGAGCCAAACAAAAGAGAAGCTGCTCAACTCTGACGTACGCGACTCAGTTTACGAATTCCTGTACCCTAGACTAAAAGCACACTTTGATGCTAACAAGAAGTTGGCAGAATCTCTTGTTTCTAGGGCTCTACAGCTAAGAAAGGCTCGTGAGAGCTATAAAAAGCTACGAGCAGCTGCCAATAAAGCCGCCCCAAAGAAAAAAACGGCGCGAGGTATTCTTCCAGATAAGCTAGTGGAGAGCATGCACTGTTCCCCTCAGGACCGTGAGCTTTTCGTGGTGGAGGGAGATTCGGCAGGTGGATCCGCGAAGTCAGCACGGGATGCTGACTATCAAGAAATTCTCCCTCTACGAGGAAAAATACCAAACGCAGCGCAGTGGACTCTAGCTAAGCTTCTAGGTAATGAGGAAATATCGTCCCTACTCATTGCTTTAGGAGTTCACATTGACCCGAAGACTAAGAAAGCAGACTTGTCTTCTATGCGTGTGGGGAGGCTCCTTCTCTTGATGGATGCAGATCCCGATGGTCAACACATTGTGAGCCTTGTACTTACCTTTATTGTACGATGGATACCCGAACTCATTGAAAACGGACACGTCTATGTAGTGGATAGCCCCCTTTTCGTGGGAACCCATAAGGACAGTAGATTTTACGCCCACTCTATAGACGACCTTATTTCTCAGTCCGGACTTTCCAGGGATAAGCTCAGTGTAAGTAGACTTAAGGGACACGGAGAGGCATCTGCTCCCGAACTTAGGCATTATGCCATGGACCCGTCCACTCGTAAGCTTTGGAAAATTTCCCTAACAGAAAGAGATCCAGAGTTCATTATGTCTTTAATGGGCTCAGATTCTTCCTCTCGTAAGGAGCTTTTAGGACTTAGGTAATGATATGACTACTAGAAATAAAATAATGTATGCTCTGGCTGCTGCTGTTGTTTTAGCTGCCGTAATTTTACTTGTGGTAGGTATATCCACTCATGAAGAGCCGGGTCTTCTTACTGCTTGTGAAACACCTACGGGATCACTAGATTACACGAAGGACTGCTCCCCTGTTACATGGGATAGGGATCAGTTCCCCCTCACAGTGTACGCAGATACGAGCAACCCCTATCCTCCTGCAAATCCGGAGGAAGCTACTCGTTCTGTTATTGATCTGATTAACAACCGACTTGGATTTCAGGCATTGATTTATTCAGACGCACTAGACCCTGCAATAACTGTAGAGATAGCAGGTGCATCTGAGTCTGGTACCTGGATGACGGATTCTAACGGAGGGGCAAGTCACTACCGTGACTCTGGAGGATCTTTAAGGTGCATGGTTACTACTTGGAATACGGGTACACTGGAAATGTTAGACAAAGTTCTTACTCACGAGATGTACCACGCTCTCGGTCTAGACCATGATCCCTATGAGGCATCAGCCATGTATCCTACGACTTCATCTTCAGGGTACTTTTCTAGGCTTAGGGTCTCTGACCACGATAGGGCCCTTCTTAGAAGCCTGTATCACGATTAAAGTACTTGACTTCAAGGGCTACCTTGTGCTAGGATTTCCTGATACTCATGCGTAAACCTTTTCAGCACCTTATGTTAATGTCTCTGTACTCTCCTTCCCGGATCACTTCTAAAAAGAGGTCCGTAGTTATCCTAGGTAACAAAAAGGCGTACATAGATAGATCTATTATTTCTGGTACTAGGTCCTACGGAATTTAGTACACTACTGCTTTGTAAGCATTGCTGGCGATGCACCGGATTTGTAACCCGGAGAAATCGGTTCGATTCCGATACGAAGCTCCATAAATATAAAGGCAACTTAACCTGGCTAGTTACTTTGCTTTACTAAGAGTAAGAAGTGAAAACACGGTCAAATCTAAGTGCCTCTGTCATTCCTACTAGGAGATATCCAAGTAGACGATGGTACTACTCTAACAAAGACGAATCATGGTATTATCATGGTCCACGCAAGAGGGTGGTACCAAATCTATCCCCTGATTTTGACAAAACAGTAGATCCTGCCCTACAGCCCCTGGTTGATTACCTTCACCTTAGAAGAATAAGCACAACTCCCTCTTGTGAGGGACATTTTTCCTCTGTAGAAGAATTTGAGCCTATATGGAAGAAGATATCTTCTGATTCTGAAGTGATACGAACTCGTGGGCTACCCGTATCTGACGTAGAGACGGGAGAGAAGTTTTTATTTAAAAACAAAGACTATAGGATTCCCTGGGAAAACTACGAATCGTTCTGGGAAGAGGCAGGCACATCCCAGTCTCAGGGCTATATTGGATTCTACGTCAGGGACACAGACTACGTACGCAGCCTTCGTCACCTCATAACAGAACCTTCTCTCTACAACTACTTTAGAGAGTCGGGGTCTGTAGATAAGCACATACTTTTTACTATAGGTGTGCGTAAAACTAACTCTGAAGACCAATCGAAGGAATGGAATAAATGGCTAGTAGCCATACAGCAGGCATTTCTAGGAGTATACTGAATGGATACGTTTTATTGGCCTATTTTTTGTCTATTTGTTGGTATGATTTCTGGTAACCTAGTAGAGTGGGTTGCTCATAAGTACTTTCTACATGCGTGGGGGATGAGGAAGGGAAGTCCTTTTTCTTTTCACTGGCACAGTCATCATAGAAGCTCCCGTAAAAACGGATTCTTCGACAAAGATTATTCGGATTCTTTTTTTACTTGGAATAGTAGGGTAAAAGAAGTTCTTGGTCTTACTCTACTTGTTGTTGTCTTTTCACCTGTGTTCTTTGTTTTTCCATGGGTGTATGCAGGAATGGTTCTGTGGACCATAGTGTATTACCTAGTTCATCACTATGCCCATACTCATCCTAAATGGGCTAAGAAGTACCTTCGATGGCACTATGATCACCACATGGGAACAAACCAGCACGCTAACTATAATGTGGTTGTTCCTCTCTGGGATTACATTCTAGGTACTCGTGTAAAGTATAACTACAGTAAGGACGGCAGGCCAACGCCTCGCCGGTAGTCGCCTTTCCGATAACAGAACAGCTACCCTTCCTTTAGTAGGAAGAGGTAGCTTACTTTTAACCCTAGGCATAGTAAAGTGTATGGCAGGACGTAAACGTAAGCGCCGCAACAACAAAAGAAACGTCGGAATAATCAGGTCTTCCGACGTTTCTTCATTCTCATCTGAGGCTATGAAGACCTATGGATCCTATGTCATTTTGGATCGCGCTGTGGCGGATGTCAGGGATGGTCTGAAGCCTGTACAGCGTAGGATACTCTGGGCAATGCACGAGCTTAGACTGTCTACGGGTTTCAAGAAAAGTGCTAAGATCGTTGGCGATGTGATGGGTAACTTCCATCCGCACGGTGATGCCTCGATTTATCAGACCATGGTTAACATGGTTGGAGATAGATACCCTCTTGTGGAGGGACACGGAAACTTCGGAGGTCCTACAGATTCGGCTGCCTCTATGAGGTATACAGAAGCTCGCCTGAGTCCCTTAGCTTCTTCTCTATTTAAGGACATAGAAGTTGCTAGTCTTATAGACAACTACTCGGGTGATAGAAAAGAGCCACTGGTTTTACCCTCACGTATTCCTCTTCTACTTCTTAATGGATCTTCCGGTATTGGAGTAGGTCTACGTGCTTCGGTACCTCCTCACAACTTACGCGAACTTGTTCGATGCCTGATCTATTTTATTAAGAAGGAAAATCCTAGGATCGGATCGATAGTAAAGAACATGCCTGGCCCTGATTACGGACAGGGAGTTTTATTGTCTTCCTCTGAGGACGTTACGGATCTGTATAAAACCGGGAAAGGGACTCTACACTACAGGTGTAACTACTCTTTTGATTACACAGAAGACACTCCTCTTCTTGTTGTAAACGACCTGGCTCCCGGATTCAACCTATCATCTTTCCTCAAGAAAATGAGGTCACTTGCTGACGATAGTCTCATCGAATTTTGCTCAGATGCTACTTCGTCTTCGGGTGTCCGAGTGTACATAGGATTCAAGGATCCTGTAGTTATACGGGATAGAGTAATTCCAGAACTTCACACTACTCAGAACTACAGTTTCTACGTAGTTCAAAAAGAAGAGGAGGACAATTCCCTCTGCGAGGATAACCTTTTTCAAGGAGGACTATTTAGACTGTTTGAGGAGTTCGTCTCTTTTAGGAGAACAGTAGAGAAGTTGAGGCTGCGCAGGGAGTTTTCTTTGGCTAAAGAAAAACTTCTTAAGGCCAGGGCTGTACTATCTGCAATTAAAAATCTGGACCACGTATATGAAGTGCTACGGTCCTCGCATTCCTCCCTATCTGCGATGAGGGAGGCTATGTCTTCTGCCTTGTCCATTAGCGAGGAACAGGCTCAGCATGTTTTGAACATGAAAGTTCATCGACTTGCTCTAATGAACAAGGATGAGGTGTCTGAGAGTATCTCTGGCATAAAAGAAGAGCTTTACTCCATAAAAGACTCCCTTTCTGACATAGATGGGGTAATAGTTAAGCATCTAAAAGAGCTTTTACCTTTCTCCGACGACAGAGGGACAGTGCTATCGGATGATTGTCCCTCTCCCACTCTTGACATGTCAGAAGCATCCTCCTGGGTAATGTCAAAAAACTCCAAGATATCGAGAATACAGGAGCCGCCTAGCAGGCGAAACAGATTTGACCTAATCGTAGAGACTAAGGCATTTGTTACAGCTGTATACCAGAACAACAATGCAGAGGTTCTAACAAGTTCCTATCTGACAGAACATTCTCCCTCCTCAGATGTTGTTGGTATAATTTCTGACTCATGTACGTCTTTTGCTGTCCTCAACGCGGACAACAGATATGTTGTAGTAAAACACCCGGCAGGATCAAAGAAGAAGTTCAACCTTATAAAGGACACGAAAGTTATACAATCATGTGCAGGAATTTATCCTGGCGGAGACCTGTACTTTATTTCAGATAACAATGGTATTATGATGCCAGGTAGCGATATTAAGTCTACTCGTCCTTTTGTTAGGAGCACAAGGTCCCCTCTAGACAACACGCTTAGGGTACTTAGTCTTTCTCCTGGATCAGCTCTGTACGACAGTACAGGAAAATCTCCCTCCATTTCTAAGGACGGAACTTTTGATTTTACTGGAAACCTATACGTGATAGGGGACCGTAACTTTGTTCTTGTAAAGTCTGGCAAGGGAGACATTGTCTCACTAAAAAAGGCGGTCTCTCTCCTTAGAGAAGGACAGCTCGAATACTGTTGGAACTTACTAGGGAATTGATAGTTATGGGGTTACTCTATGGGATAGCCGGATTCAAGGGACACGGCAAGGACACTTTCGCTCAGCTAGTTTGCAATGCAAACCCTGACGTTTCTTGGTACGTAGATCACTTTGCTGGCTCCCTGAAAATCATGGCTATGGAAATATTTGGTCTAACGAAGGATCAGGTGTACACACAGGAAGGAAAAGTGGAGTCCCTGGACCCCGTTTCCATGGATGACTACTGTGACTCTATGTCAAGGGTAACAGGGATACAGATATACCCTCAGAACAAGATAGCCAGGTCCCCAAGAGAGATCCTACAATTTTTCGGAACGGAGTATGTGAGGTCTTCTCGTGACTCTTTTTGGTTCGATCAAATTAAGTCTTCCATTGAGGGTAAGGATAACGTACTGGTACCAGATTTGAGATTTTTAAACGAGGAGAGTTTTATTCGGTCCCTTGGAGGAAGAGTAATAAGGATCATGAGACTAGGTCTTGATGAGGATTCCTCAAAAGACCTTCACCCATCTGAACAAGAGTCCCTAAAGATTCTTCCAGATCTTTATCTGGGCACTCTTACTGACCGGTTTTCTCTACAAGACAAAGTATCTAGACTAGTTTCACATGGTCTTTTTAACGAGGCTAGGTCTTACGACTACCATAGGTGGTGCAAGGTAAAGTCCATGTACGAGAATGGGTCAGTTACAGCAGAACAGTGTGACCGAGCACTAGGAAGAAAAGGCGCATTTCACGACCTATCCTATTACTACGGTATCAGGTTTAATTCTGCTGCTGACACCGTTAGAATTCCTTCTGATTTTCCGGGGAAACCGTCGCTACCAGGGAAGTACGAGCCCAGCGATAGTTATTCTCGTCTGTCGTCCAGGTTCCCTTTTGCTTCCCCCTCCTCCATACTAAGGCAGGCAGAGGAGCAAGATTACCTATGTCCTAAAACAGGAACCCCTTTAAATCTAGATCAAGGTTCCGACGCATGCATAGAGATTGTAGAAGAAGGTAATAAATTCTTTCTATGCCATTCTGTTTCTTCATTTTATAGCTAATTATGATTCGTTCACTTATAGTAATTTTTGTCGTTGGTACGTCCTCCACCGCCTATTCCCAGTCCCTTCCTTATGTTAGCGTAGATACGCTAACTTCTTCCATATACAGGGCTAAGACAGGCGCAAGCGGCACTCTCAGGTGGAGGGAGTGCGGCTCTTTTATTCGGGGAGAGGAGGCACTATCCAGAGCAAGGGAATATGCCCAGTTTCTAGTAGAAGAGTATCACAGGGATGGAAGGTTTGACCCGTTCATGGGAGCAGCTATTGTAGCACAGGAAAGTAGCTTTAATCGGTGTGCTACTTCCTTGCACAGAGAGATCAGAGACTACTACAGACGTAGGCATAATCGTGGTGTAAGGGAATCTGACATTGTGAGAGTACTTGAGAGTCCTGGCCTACGTCGAAGACTGGGATCTTTCTCCATTGATGCTGGTCTCTCCCAGTTTAGATGGCCAGGAGTTTTATCCTCAAACCTGGACTCCCCTTCTGACCTATTAGATGCAGAACAAAATATATCTCTACTAGCTGACTCTATGATTTCCTACTTGGACGTCTGTGATTCCGTGCCGAGATTCACCGGAACATACCAGACCCGTTCTGGTACCACTATCAACTACCGCCTTGGGTGTGATAAAGCTTACTGGGTTGCTCACAATACTGGAGGAAGGTGGTTTAACTATCGCTATTACTCTAATGTAAAAAGGTGGTATCAGAACCTTGTTAGGTGGGCAGGAGTTACTCCTGCTGTACGGGAGAACTAAGTCATGGACAGTAAAAATAAACTAAATCTGGATGGGTCGCTCTGGACCATTAGAACCGATAATGCAGACCATATTCCTGCCGTCGAACTTGATGTTACTACAGGTAACCGAGGTGTTTTGCTCTTCACCAGCAAGGAGGCAGCAGAGAGGTTTTGCTGGCTTAGGAACCCTGATGCAGCTTCTAAAGTGTACGAGTTGACAAGAAGGTACCGGGACGACGGTTCTGTTCTTCAGCAATCACTCCTGAAGATGTGCAGAAAGCTAGTGGTGGATTACCCAGACCTTAATCACTTTGTGATTAATCACCCAGGTAACAAGGGTCACGCTTCCTACATCTCCGTACACGACATGGTTGGATATCTTTCTTTTGCCAAGTCCGCAGATGATGTCGAGTCTCCTGATGACTTTTCATCGCTGCTGGAGTCTGCTACCCAAGATTAATAACTTAGGTTATTTGGGAACATGGCAGAAGACCCTATAGAAAAGCCCGAAGAATTCATATTCTCAAACATACCTAGGACCAAGAAAGAAAAGATAGCTAGGACAGCAGAGGCTAGGGTCACAGAGACCATTAAGTCCGCGCTACAGTCCTATCTTGGTAGGTATTTTGACCCTAGAGGAGTCCACCGGGAGCAGTTAACCCTTACAGCCGGGTTCACTGTCAACTACGAGACTCGTATATCTGGTCCTAGGGATAACGAGGATCCTACTATTTATCAGGTCCAGTTAGAGAGGTACTGGACAGAGCTACGCCAAAAGCTTCCGGCTATATTGATAGTTGACACTGGATTTTCAAGAGAGACTACGGGTCTGGGTGGAATAACAGATTCTCGTCAGATTAATGATTCACTGTCTCAGGTAGAACTATCCATGTTGGCCACAGTTCCCATTGAACTACAGATTGCATCAATGGATGCTACTACCTGTAGTGACTTGCGTGATGCTTTAGAATACATATTCGGAGTACTTACTCACCTTAACAAGGGTCACGTTATTAGATCCGACAGACCTGAAGATAAATGGGAAGTACGTATACCCCTAACAGAGACCTCTTCTGGTCTTGAGCGTAGGAACGTAACAGACGACCCTAAAGACTCCTTCTGGACGGCCACCTTGTCCCTAGAGATGGTCTTTGAGGGAATATCTGCTGTCATATTTGACAGGCAGGTACAGGCTAATAGGCTAGCTGACGGTAAACCCATAAGCGTAGGTGTTGGAGCCGGAACCGCCGACAGGCTATCTCTGAACTACCAGATAAGCGATCAGTACATGGGAGTGGATCCTATGGGATTCAGGACTTCGGACGGAAAGTGTGTTCCACTAGCTACTTCTTCTCCTACTCTGGACGCAATTCGAGTTCCTGAGAGTGTAAAGATAAACCAAAACACACCTATTGAACTCGATTGGATGCCTGCTTGGGGATATTTTGTTAGTGATAACCCTCGTATTGCACTGATTGATGTAACTACATGTTCCATAGTTCCACGTAGGCCGGGAATATTTAAGGTTCACCTAATGGACTCTAGAACACCTAACGGACCTTCCCCCATTCGAACATGGGAAGTACAAGTGACACTTTCATAATGACAAATAAGTTTTATCTATCCGACAATCTTGTAGCTCTTAAATCTATACCGGACAACTCCGTAGACCTTGTGTACACGGATCCTCCATTTAACACAGGTAAGAAGAGGGTTCGTCAGAACAAGAAAGCCGTGCAGTCATCCACTGGAACTCAGACGGGATTTCAGGATAAAAAGTACAAAGTAACTAGCGTAAGTGAGGCTCTTAGCTACGACGATAGTTTTTCTGATTTCGAGTCTTTTATTGCTCCTAGAATAGCAGAGATTCACCGTGTTCTAAAGCCAACAGGATCTTTTTATCTCCACTTAGACTATCGTGAATCCCCGTATGCTCGTATTTTGGGAGACTTTATCTTTGGGAGAGAGAACTTCCTAAATGAGATCATCTGGGCGTATGATTATGGCGGAAAACCAAAAACAAGATGGCCTGCTAAGCATGATAATATTCTTTTTTGGGTAAAGGATAAATCTAAGTACTACTGGAACGACGAAGAAGTTGCGAGGATTCCTTACATGGCACCTGGCATGGTATCTAAGGAAAAAGCAGAAAGAGGCAAGAAGGTAACTTCTTGCTGGTGGCATACGATTGTATCCCCTACAGGAAAAGAGAAAACAGGGTACCCGACACAAAAGCCTCTAGGAATCATAGAGAGAATAATAAAAGCTAGCAGTCCCCCTTCTGGTGTAATTTTGGACCCATTCGCAGGAAGCGGGTCCACAGGCGAGGCTGCTGTTAGGCTTGGCAGAGAGTTTATTTTGGTTGATAAGAACCCAGAGTCTTTAAAGGTGACTCAGGAAAGGTTAGCTAAGTACGAATCCGGTTTACCTGCCCCGGTAGAATATCACACGTTATGAACAGAGGAAATATGACACGTTTAGTTATGGCATGGATCCGGTTTGCCTTTACGGCTCCCTGGTCTCTATTAGGTTGGCTTTGGGCCGTCTTGAACTGCTTTCTTTTCTGGACCGCAGACTACAGAACTCTTCGTTGGGAAGATGCGGGCATTGTTACGGCTGAGTGGCGTCCATGGTTTGCTAAGTTTTGGAAGTATAGCACAACCATAGGAAGAGCTGTTATTTTCTACCCGGGCTCCCGCGACGCACAGGACTCGTTAGACGAAAGACTTGAAAAGCACGAAAGAATTCACGTGTGGCAGGTCGAGGATAACATGTTCCTTAGCTTCTTACTCGGATGCTACGTCACCTACCACACAGGAGACTGGGGACTAGGCGCTGTTATATGGCTATCTGGTGGTTTCTGGCAGGTAACTAACTTCATTACTGCTCTTCTTAGGTTCGGCCATAACGCTAGATATCCACAGGAAGGAAAGAAACACAAGAGATTCTTTTCCTTCATGCGACATCTCTTTGTTGATATTGCCTATAGGGATTCAGAGCACGAGCGGTCTGCCTACTCTCAGACAAACCTATTTGGCAACGGCCAGAGCTGGTATCAACTCAGGGAAGAACAGAGGGAAGATGACTTGAATACTCCTGAGGGAGAGTTCGAACGCCCCATGTAAATCTTTTTCAGAAGTTAGTAACTGCTAGGTTTAGTAGTTACTAACTTTTTTTACATGTACATATTCTTGCTATAAAGCATAATACTTATCTACTTTTGCCCCTTTTGACCTATTTTTATTATTGAGTTTTTCTATGAGTAACAAGATCCTATCTGGACTGATGAAATTGGCTAGTGAGTGCGAGCGACGAGGACAAGACGACCTCAGTTACTCTGCTACAGCTATAGCCCGTGAAGTCCGGGCAAATCTCCAGCGCCAGCGTCACGCTGCTAAGGGAGACCAGATTGAAATTGAGAGCTGGCCTGACTTCCTGAACTGGTGGAATAACAACCGTGGTCAGAACCTTGCTTATATCTTTATTGATACTTACGGAGCTGACTCCGAGCAGGTCAAAATGGTTAAGAAGCTCATTTCTTCAGCAGAAAAGCACGAAAGAGAGCTTCACGAGTTTTATATGAAGCTCCGGGACATGGCGGCGAACAGGATGGACCCTGAAGGAAACTCGGATATGTCCACAGAGGAGGGACAAGACTCACCTGATCCTTCCGACGCCACTGACCCTTCTCTTTCAGAAGAGGATGCTCTAGATAATATCGCTCTTGAGTTAGACTCCTAAGCTTTTGCCGGTCTGTGTCACCATTGGTCTCACTGACCATATATCTTACTAAACTTTCTTAGCTTAGCTTACTCTTTTTATTCTAAAACCACGTGCATCTACAGTTCTACTGAGTGTGCACCTGAGGTAAAACATGCCAGACGTTCTAGTCACTACCCGAGTTGTAAAGCCCGGCGTTTACATCGGAAGGATTAATCGCCCAACCCCCACTGGTCTCACAGGATTTGTTAGACTTCCTTGCTGTGTAGGAAGGGGGAGCCGTCTGCGTACTGTGTTCAACGCCCCCCTCCGCCGCAGTTACTTGAGTGACGTACTCGTGCCTTTCCCGAGTACCTCCCCTCACCTTGTGACCTTGGCTCAGCCTGCGTTAAATGATCAGACGATTGCTCAGCTTTTCGACAGCACTGGTCGAATTGTTCCTGCGTCTAAGTGGCGCTTCGTTGAAAGTACCCCCGATTCTGGGGTGTTCAACCAGATTCTTCTGCTTCCTGAAGCATTCGACATTAGTGCTACCTACACTCTTAGTTACCAGTCCACGTCCCGTACCATTCAGGATGAACTTCCCTTTGATGACGTAAGAGAAATCCGCTTCGTAGGGGATACTGAGAACCAGGAGCTTTACGAGGAGTTTGTTCACTATTACTTGCCTGTTGCTACTACAGATCCTGAGCCAGATCTGTCTAACGCGTTCTCCTCTTCTACTTCTGTAGGGTTTGAGCCCGCACAGGTTACCACAACAAACGCTGCTCCCTACGCATTTGTCGGCGGTGAGGTTTTGGACCTTGACATCAATGGAACAAACTACTCCGTTACCTTTGCCTCTACAGATACCACTGCTGCACTAGTAGCTGCCGCCATAAACGCAGTTATTTCATCCGATGGATTGGCTGTGGAGAGTCCCACCGACTTCATTACTATCCGGTCAGACAGCAATGACCCTGGTATTTCTGCGGTTGAGGTAAACGCGGGAACGGCTAATGCAATCCTAGGTCTAGCTAGCGCCCAGTTTCCTACAGCCCCCATGGTTATTGCTGGATTCACCTCCGCTGGGTACGTCAGGCCCGTGTCTGGAGTCGTATCCCCTGCTGCTATGGGAGTTGCATCAACCTCTGGTTCCGCTCACCCCTACAACAGACGATATAGAGTTACTCTAGGAGCGCCTGCGGCAGGAGACATCCCTGCTACTATTACTGTGATACAGGATTCGGGTGCTTCGTTCCCAGAAGTGGCTGCGGGTGCTTCTATTGCAGCAAGCGCTCTTATGGGACCAACCGCAGTAGGTACTCAGCCCCAGCTTCCTCTCCACAGTACTAACGTTTCTGCTGGATTGGGAACGGACGTAGAGTTTACTGGAGGAGTAGGGTCTGTTACTACTGTGGAGTTCACAGATGTTACAGGTGACCTTATAGAATTTATTCTAGACGACGATTCTTCCTCTATTGTAGGAGGTGAGGTCTTCGAGGTTACGGGACTAGGCCCTGCATCCATTGAGCTTGACTCAGCCCTTGGAAACACTGAACAACATGCTTCCTTCTCTGCTGTAGGAGATGGTGTTCTTACCCGTACCGGGTCGCCTTCATGGTCCGTTTCTATGGCATCGGGTGCAGCAGGAACTGGTGTTCCAAGCCTGCGTGCAGACGCCGTCTATACGGGTACCCGTAATCGTAGATATCTACTGGTCTGCACGGCTTCAGCAGGTGCTCCCGGCTCTCGTACAGCAAGTTTCGTATGGCAAGCATGGGGAGAAGTACCTGACCTTGAGTACAACGGTTCTAGTCGTACCTTTACTATCAATGAGGCAACTACTACCAACGAAAACATTTCGCTTGGAAACGGAGTTCTCTTATCCTTTGACTTCGGTACAGGTAACTTTACCGTAAACGATGCCTTCTGGTTCCAGGCCACGGCAGACCGTCTCTTTGTTACGGCAAAGGACGACAGGGATTATGTTATTGATGTTTCTGCTGTAGGTACTTCTGGAAGCGCTAACACCGTAACAGTTCAATATCAGACAGGAACCCCTGAGGGCGGGTTTGATTTGGTTCAGAGTGTAGGACCCGCTGGAAGCCTTCCTCTTCCTGGTAACGTAACTCTATGGCTACGTAACGTAGGTTCTCAGTCTACTCTTGCAAACCGTTTTGCTATCAATGATCAGTGGACATTTAGCACTGTTAATGAGGATGTAATCGACTGGTCTCTCACTACCCGAGAGAGTGAAATAATCGACATTCCTACTCAGCTGTTTACTGACACTTTAGGCGTCATTACAGGGACAGTGGGCCTTAGATACATCGTCCTTGATAACATTGCCACACAGGTTCTATACATACGAGACACTGTTACTGGCGCGCTGATTTCGTCCTTCTCCACTTTCCCTAATCAGCCCTACATTGCTTTTGCTACCCCTCCTACCAATCCGATTGAGGTTTACTACGAGCATATCGGTAGAGAGCCTTCTCCTTCCGCGCTGTACAACGTAACGGCAAACATCGTTCGCGAGGCCAGCCTGTACAACACCCCACAGAAGGTATTCTCTTTTGAGGAAGCACAGGACCTACTGGGTCCGTCCGCTACTACTAACGACCTACTCATTGCTGCTGAGCTTATCCTTAACGACAACAATGCGTTCGGAGCCTACTTCTCCCAGGCATATGACTCGGACGGTGACGGAGTTATCTCTACTTTAGACATCAACAATGCTATAGAGGCAACCGAGGACGTAAGAGATCTAACTGACATTACTGTTCTTAACAGCTTTGCATCTCTTTCCAAATCCCTAGAGAACAACGAAAAGATGAACGATCCCTTCGAGCGTGGTGAACGTGCTCTCTGGGTGGGTACACCAATCGGGACTCAGATAGGCGATGGGAACATTCCAGGCACCCTAGTGTACCTTTCTCAGAGGACCCTTCAGGTGTTCGGAGAAAACCCTGCACACGGTACTCGTGTCCTCGTTGGAAACACTGAGGCTACTAAGACCATTAGTCTAACAGATGGAACCGCTATTGAAGTAACACTTGACGGTTCCTTCATTGCAGCGGCTATCGCTGGCCGAAATGCTTCGTTCGATGATCCAGGTGAGACTCTTCTACGTAAGAACCTCTTCGGGTTTGACTCTATGAAGACGTATGAGGAGCCCGAAGAACTCAGGCTCAACGCAGCTTCTATCATTTGGGTTAGTAACCAAGGTACAGATGACGCACCTGTTTTCCGTATCGAAGAGTCTACTACTGTAGACCGGTCTAGTGATGATAACAACGAGATTTCTGTTGCTATCAACCAGAAGCAGTTTGTTACCCGAGAGATTCGTGACTCTATGGACAGCGCTATTATTGGTGTTGTTCCTCCTTCCGAGCAGGCAGGTGTGGCCATTATACAGAGCTTCCTAGTTGAAAAGTTGGCCTCTCTTGTTGCTCGCGGAATCATTGGAGCCTTCCAGGATGATGCAGGTAACGACCGTCCCCTCGATCCCAACTCTGACGTAGAGGTGTTCCGAGCTAAGGACCAGAGAACGTTGTATAACTTCAAGTATTTCTGGCATGGAAGATACCCGATCAAGAGGCTCTTCGGTCTATACTCTGTTGACCGTAAGTTCTTCGGTCAATCAGTATAGTATTCGTACCTGTAAAAGAGAAAAAGAGGAGACGTTAGTCTCCTCTTTTTCTTTAAACCCTAGTAATATTACTACCTGGACATGACAGATTCCGAGATCGTAGAGAAGTATCAAGAGGACCTAAACCAGTCTGGTTTTGGTGATAGGTATAAGATCGTTTCTCTTCATGAAGTCCTCAGGAAAAAGCAGACCATATACAAGTTTCTTTTCCAGGACACTCATCGCGGAATCGAGTTCGTATACAACTACGCTTCCATGAAGCATATCCTCAAAAAGGACCCAGGACATAGATTCAGGCCCACATCTTCTCGACTTAAGGGAGTTTCCAAATGGGAACACGCGCTGGAAAAATACCCGCATCTAGTCCCAAAGAGAGTGAAAAAGGGCTTTTGTGTTATTGAGGACACTAGGTATGGGTACGAGTTCACATACAAGTCGGTTCACCAGCTTTTGAATGAACTAGAAAAAGATCCGGTACGTACATTTACGAGTGTCTTGGATGAAAACGCTAAGTGGGCATCAAAGATAGAGAAGTTAGCTCCTGACAGATTTAGTGATGTACGCGTTGTGGGTAGCACGGGAGGACGTCCTCTAATTTGTTGTTATGACTCCTTAGAGGACGACGAGATTAAGGTAGGGTGGCCGCATCTACGCTCTTCTCTTAGAAAAAACCCTCGGCACAGATTTGAGGAGTCTTTGACTGATGACCCTGTACACAAGTGGCAGAAGAAGGTCAATAAATTGGGGGCAAGTCACCTTAATATTCTATTTCTTGAGCATAACTGTCCTGTTTCTGGATACCGCTTCCGAATATTAGATTCTAGGGAAGACTACGAATTCTCATACAGCGCGTATAACCTACAGGCTAGGCTAAAAGAGGATCCTAACTACAATTTTAGGCTAGATATTCCAGTACCTGAGTACTATCAAAAAGCTCTCGACGATATTTTGCCAGGACGATTTCTGGTAGTTGACCACATCGATACAAAGAAATCTCTTACGGACTCTGGAGCTGTATCAAGCGTATCTCACCTTATCCAGGTCAAGGATCTAATTAACGACGAGGAATTTGTCAAAGAAGGGGCCTCTCTTTTATGTCTCCTTAAAGAAAGCCCTTGTCGCGTAATAGCCTCTAACGTAGATCGTTTCGTTGATGGGAAACTCATAATGAAACGTACAGGAATTGAGGCAACTGTAGAATCCTGGATTAATTCGTTGGGGATAGACTACGAGTTCAACTCTTTTGTTAGTGGAGTAAGGCCCGATTTCGTTATACCCTCAGCAATGGTGGCCATTGAGTGTGATGGCCTATATTGGCATTCGGAGCTGAAGAGAGATAAGAATTACCATATAAATAAAAGAGACACACTTGAAAAAGCTGGTTATCGTCATCTTGCTTTTCGTAAGGACGAAATTATATCAAAGCCTGAGGTATGTCAAAGCATTATCTCAAATGCCCTAGGACTTTCTCGTAAAGTATATGCACGTAAGTGCTCACATTCTACGTCTCTTCCTTCGTTCTTTGAGGAGAACCATTTGATGGGGAAAGGTTCTGGTAGGATCTATTCTTTAGACTACGAGGGCCATACCGTGGCAGCTATTCAGGTAAAGTGGGTTCCGGGTACCGGAAAACGTGTATTGGATATTTCTAGATTTTGTACTTCTAAAGGTATTTCTGTAGTAGGTGGGTGGTCACGCCTTGTAAAGAGAGTAATCGAAAAGGAGAAACCTGATAAGATTCAAACCTTTATAGATCGAAGATACGGGACTGGGTCTCACCTCCCGATGCAGGGATGGTCCTTTGTACGAGAGGGTGTGTCTTTCGGTTGGACTGATTTTACCTCCGTTTTTCACCGCCTGAGATATCCAGGAAAGACTGGATACGAGCATGGGCTAGTCAAACTGTGGGATTGTGGTCAGGCCAAGTGGGAACTTACTGTTTTGTCCTAGGTTCTTTTATTCTTAAGGTTAGATCCACTTTCTACTTTTTCCTTTTGTTCTTATATTATTCGAGTAGGTGTGACACCTAAGTCCCTACATTCACTCACCTCCAAGCAAACTACCCTGTTGGGTTCTTATTCTTATTCGAAAGAACGATATGTCCAGAAAAACAAAGCTATCACCCCGCGAAGCTCGCAGAATTTTTATGAAGAAGATCTCGTCAGACCTATCTGGTGAGAAGGCAGTAGGTAAAGCTAAAAAGGACATGAATGACCTTACTTCTCCTTCTAAAAAGGAAAAAGGTAAATCTTCAGAAAGTAAGGCCCTTGAAATCGCTAAGGAAGAGCTGTCTGAGCTGACTCAACCCAAGGTCGAGAAAAAGAAGAAGAGTAAAAAGAAGAAGAGAAAGTCGGTTTCTCAGAAGAAAGCATTGGACACAGCTAAAAAGGACATGACCAAGATTACATCTCCTCGTCATGCTTCTGTGGAAGAACGACGTGCTTGGAGGAAGAAGAGAATTGCTGAACTAAAGAAGTCTCTTGCCTCTTTTCCTGTAGAAGAGGAAGACACTGATTCTGAGGAAGAAGAGGCCTCCGAAGAAGAGTCAGCTTCAGCTAAAAAAGCTGACGTTATGCCGGGAGGTAACAGGCAGGACCAGAAAGCCAGCAAATCTGACCGAGTAAACGCCTTCAAGGTGTACCAGATGATCAAAGAGAAGGTTCCTCTCCTATTTGGGCGTGAGGCAGAAGACCTTGCTTCTCTAAACGAGACTCTAGAAGACGCCATTATGAGCAACGATCAATCTAAGATTCGTGCTTCCCTATCCATGCTTTTGGCTAAGATCCAAGCAAAGGCCAAGAACAAGATGCAGGAAATGTCTGCGCTTGGAAAGACAATCAGGCTTGTTCACAAGAAGATGGATCCCCGTGTTGCCTCAACGCGCTTTGCTTATGTTGCTGAGCACGTACAGATTGTTGACAAGTTTGACCGTGAGCTAAAGCGCGCAGAGGTTCTTATAAACCTTGCTGCTAAGAACATTCGACTCTAATTATAAAATGTTTGACTTATTTTCTTTAGAGGAACGGGTTCATATAGCTGGCTTTCTACAGAAGCTAGCTATCCGTGTTCAAAAAGCAGTCAGGAGGCAGCTTGACGTTTCTAAAGCTGGGCCTCTTTTAGACACTGCTTTGAGTGGCAACCTTTCTAAGGTTACTTCTTACTTATCTCCCTCTAAAGATTTCAGAGCTAAAGAAGCAGCTTTAGCTAAAGCTACAGCAAGCAGGACCTACGTTCCTGGGAATGGGTCCGCTATTAGATCTGATCTTTTCATAGGACCTATTACCCTAAGGGAATCCTCTGGATCTATGGTCGTACTCACTTCTGGGTCCCGCAGGGACCCTCTATCTGACAGCGGGTTGTCAGGAGAGGTAGAGTCGGTTCCCAGCTTAGTGTCCGCTCTTAAATCAAGGATTGGTGGAGCCTCCCCTTCTTTGAAGATCATTACTACGGATACTCGCAGTCTTAGTGACCGTAGATACAAGGTTGAAAGAACCTTTAAAGATGGCAAGAGGGCATGGCAGATAACTGACAAAGAGACGGGAAAGCCTGCTTGGTATGTGCTTAACTCATCTGCCTCTCAAGATGTGGATGACCCCTATCGTGAAGCTATTTTCTTTTCCTCTAGAGATGCTGTTCGGGTACTTAACACCTTGACCCGAAGTACTAACCAAACCAGTAGGTCTGCTCCTTCTATAAAAGAAAATATTATTTACATAAAGTACTCTTCGACTTGGGTAGAAGACACTGACATGTATTCGGTCCTAGATTCTCTTATACCTTCTGAGGCATCTGACAGATCCTTGGAGATGGAGCGTAGACTTGACCGTGTTTTGAAAGACGTGGCAGATGGCAGACCTTGAAAGTAAGCTCTCCTCTCTTTTGGAGAGGTCCTCCTTGAACGCTAAGTATCAGGACGGTGGAATAATACTCTACAACCGAGACCAGGATCATCTTAGTCGAGGTCTTCTTGTATCTGATGTAAAGTCAGCAGTAAGGATGGTACAGCTGTACCTTAGATACTTGAGAACTGAAGGTTTCATGCCCATAAACCAGTGGGCAAAACAGTCTGATCCCAGTTTATCTTATAAAGATGTATCAAATAAAAGTGATCCAAGGTCTTACTATTTTGTACAGGGAATGTCTTCAGTTTCTCGCGCCAACCTTCTCTCTGCTTCTAAGGAACTATACAATAGAGCAGAAGCTTCCGCTATATTAGATACAATACCTTCTCTTACAGAGTCTGAGCAGAGACGCCACCTAAAGATCAAGAAGATAGCGGCTATATATAGAGCGTCTACTGAAGAGACACACTGAATAGGAGATAATACATGGCATCCCCCGTACCATTTGGGGCTAACCCCCACGGAGTAAGAGTTCGTCCCCTTGACTTGGACGCACCCGGCGCTCCCACTATTAAGACTTACCATGGTCTTTCCATTGTTGTCAATGGAAGGATTGTAGGTAGAATTAACTCTTGGAGCCCAAAGATGTACTCCAGGGACGGTAACCACGTATGGGAGCTAAACCATCTTACTTTCGGTAGGGCTGTGGATTATGTTCCTTCTGTAAACCGTGGGTATGAGATTAGCTGTAACCGTGTAGAGGTTTGGAATCAGGAATTTGAGGTTGCGCTAGGTTATCCTGCTGTCTGGGCCGACCTTATTGATCAGAACAGACCATTCAGTATTCAAGAATACTTGTTCAGGGGATCCACCGTGTACCGCGTTTGGCTATACAGTGGGTGTTGGTTTAAGAGCCGTAATGAGGACTCTTTCTCCGCTGACGGTGATGCTCAGATCAAATTGTCTGCTGAAATCGCCTTTGTATCTCGTCAACGTGCTGTTTAATGTCTTCTGAGCAAGAGAAACGAATGTCCGAAATCGCTTTCCTCATCCGAGAGAAAGCAGCTAGCTCTAGTGCTAGTGATGTTACTCCTGCTCGTTCTCGTAGACAAAAAGAACGTCTTCGTACTTCGGTTGAGGCGCACTACCTTTCTCTAGATGAACTTAGTCACTTCTTTACTGACATATCATCTACAGATGCGCTTAATTACTTTAGTCCGGAACAAGCCTCGCTTATAAAGCAGGCTGCTTCGGGCTTAGCAGATGCTAGGCGTGCTATTCGGCGTCTGGCTGACGGCTCTAATAAAATAAAAAATAAAAAATCAAAATAAAGAGGTATATTACCATGGCGTCTATGAAAGATAACCCTATCCTTGCTGATCTAGACCAGCTTGCTGTTGAGCTAGAGAAGACAGGAAATGCTGATTTGGCTACCCTTGTTGACGAGTGCTCCGCTGAGCTTCTCTCCTCTCCTAAGAAGGCCAAGCGCACAGCTAAGTCCCGCAAGAACACTCGTCGTTCTAAAAAGAACCGCAAGTCTGCCGGAGCTACACGCGCACGCAACAAGCAGAGAATTGCTGCTGCCATGCGTCGTATTGCTCGTGCTCAGGTAGAAGAGCTTGACTCTATCGCTCGCGAACTACATAAGAGTGGAGACAAGCATGCTGCTCTTGAAGTAAGCAAGATCGCCGCAGACCTTGAGGAAGAGTACGAATACTCTTCAGAGAACGGGCACTCTGAGCCAGATCACAAGGGAGATGCTTCCAAGCAGTATAACCGTGATAAGGACAACATGCCCGAGACATCCGGTGACAGCGACCCTCACACCGATGATCCCTACGCAGAGGGTGAAGGATTTCCTTTTGGAGACAGTGAGAAGAAGGAAGCTTTTGCGAGTTCCCTAGGTGACCTCATTCGTCTTGCTATGGAAGACCCTTCCGACGAAGAAGACATGGATCTCGACATGGATCTAGAAGATGGTGATGACGAAGATTCCGACGATGACCTAGACATGGATCTAGACATGGACCTCGAAGATGGAGACGAGGATGACATGGAAGATTCGGAAGACGACGAAGACATGGACCTCGACATGGAAGACTCGGAAGACGACGAAGACATGGACCTCGACATGGAAGACGACTCTGAGGAAGACGAAGCTGACGACGAGCTTGCTGCTATGATGGAAGCAATGGGCATGGATGACGACGAGGATTCCGAGGCTGCTAGCCGCATGTATGAGGCTGATGAGGATCCTGATGACCTCGACCTTGACGCTCTTGAGATGGGCGACGAGGACGACATGGACATGAGTGACGACGAAGAAGACATGGATATGGACATGGAAGACGAAGAGGACGCTGAGGACTCTGAAGAAGACATGGATATGGACATGGAAGATGATGAAGAAGACATGGATATGGACATGGAAAAGGAAGCTTCCCTCGGTGCCTTCTCTATCTCTTCGAAAGAGGACAAGAAAAAAGTTGCTCGTCTCGCCAAGGCTCTATGGAACAAGGGCAACAAGGACGCAGCACGACGTGTCGCTGCTCTCCTAAAGAAGGCCAGCAAGTAAGTATTGATTTTCTTTAGTAAACATAGCCTTAAATAAAAGGCGTTGTTTCTGTAAATAGACCCTAGCATCTTTTGTTAGGGTCTATTTACTTAAGACCTATTATGGAGTATTATTAGATGAGTGAAGATCCCAAGCCTAAGTTTGATCTTGGTGAACGTGTCCCTGTGGGAGGAGTAGGCATGCCTTTGCCTCACCCGCAAGGTTTTGACCCATGGGCAGATGGTGAGAGTCCTGATGCCCCCTTCTCGTCCGAGCAAGCCACGGGAACTGCGTCGGGGGGACAGACCCAAAGTAGAACTCCCCAGGATGTACCTAAAGAAACTAAGGAGGAGGCACCCGCATCCGTTCACACAGGTAAACGTCCTGTGCCGCCTCCGTCAAAGCCTACCAGAAAAGAGACTAAACTACTGAAAAAGTTCAGAGAGACTTTTGGACTCAAAAGGGTAGACACTCCTGAGGCTACAGTAACTCGAAGAAATCCACACAATCCGGACGAGCCGATAACAATGACCTTTGGGTTCAGGGGCCTGGGCTACGAGGATTACCAGTTTGTTGTAGCTAAAGCCTACGAACTTACCCAGAATCCTCAATTCTCTTCTTTCGGATGGATGCTGGCAGTTTGCAGCATGGGAGTAGCCCACATTGACGGTACTCCTATATGGGAAGCCCTTGGATTTGACCCCGAGAAACCTGAAGACGTAAAAGACCCTATGTATCCCCACCTAGGTCTTCGTATTCTTGCTGCTGAGGCTTTCCTCGAAGAACTCCAGTCTTCCTTCTTTGATTTGGTGGAGGAGCTATACAAGGCGTATGAGCGAGAAGTAGACGAGGGATACTACTACAAGCCAAAGGAGCAAAAAGAGACTCCATTGGAGGAAGATTCGGTCCCTTTTCCCCAGACCGAATCCAGCAGCTAGATTGGGAGCTGTGGGTTCGGGGAACAGTGGCCGCTAAGTGTCGTGTTCCAATAAGTGATCCGTCTATTAAAGACGCCTCCCTTTCAGAGTTAGAGGCTTCCTTACTCTTTATTCGTCATGAAGAGGAGTCGTTTTTTAGTAGATGGGATTATATGTTAGGCCTAGTGTGGACTGAAAGTGACCTACAAAGCCTAGCTAAGAGCGCAGCCTCCGCAGAGGAAAATGCGGAAGGTAACGCACCTATTAGAACTCCTATGGGTCCGAACGAAAAGACAAGGTTCCCTCTTAGTCTTCTTATCCGTCCCGAACTCATAGAGCAGCTTAAAGATCGGGTCTTGCCTGGGGGAACAAAGAGCAAAAATAACATGCCTCATGTCCCAGACTCCGCAATCAGTCTATCTAGCCTATCTAAGGAAGAATTCCTTAAGAGGATGGGAGCTAGCCCTGCTCCAGCTGGTTTTGGGGACGATGACTCTGGTAGTGTATACGATAGATCTAACGCTCCTGCTACCGGATTTCAGGAAGGTCCCTTGAGGGGATTTAACTCCAGGAGACGCTGATGCCAAGAGACCCATTTAAAGGAGGAAACTCTCAAAGTATTAGATCCGACGCCCGTGCCCTTCGGTCTTACTCTAATGAGTTGAAGAGGCTCCTTGGCCTAGAAAAGCAGGTGGGAGCAGCTTCTGCTGAAAGAGCAGCTGCTGCAACTGCTGCAATTGGTCAACAGAACGCAGCTATAGGAAAGACATCCTCTTTACTAGACCAGCAGGGAGTAGCTCTTTCCAACCTCGATAAGGTACGCAAATCTTCGCACGAAGAAGAAATGCGCAGATCTAAATCTCTTGCTGCTAGGTACGAGGAAGTAAAGCAGAGCCTCGCAGAAATAAGAGAAGACTCTGATGACACTGGAACTGTTCTTGGTACCCTCATGCGAGGGTACAAGGACGGTATCGATAATCTCTTGATGCGAGGAGATCTTCCCGTTGCTCAGCAGCAACTAGAGGGAGTTAATACTTCGATAGATAGGGCAACTTCTTCTGTTGCTGGGTTCGCAGGAGCAGCCCTTCAGGTTGGCAACACTATTAAGACTTTTGTGTCTAACACAGCAGAGGCCGTACCTACTGTGTACTCATACTATGAGTCAATGCAAAAGTTAGACACTGCACTTGAAGGACTGAACACACGGTATAACCTTACTGACAAAGCAGCTCAGAAACTAGGTAAGACTATACTTGAAGCATCAAAGCTTGACATAAAATACGGAACAGAACAAGTAGAGGAGTTGGCAGATCAGCTTCTGTATCTAAAGACAGTAGCGGGATTGTCAGGTGAGGAGGGAGCCAGATATGCAGCAGAGAGGTACCAGGAGGTAGGAATATCGCTAGACGAAGCGGGGAGGCAGGCCGTACAGTTTAGTCAGATGGCAGACATGATGAGAGATTCCCTAAAGGGAACTCGTTTTGAAGGTAAGGCATTTTCTTTTGCTTTGAGATCTGATTTTGTTGCTGCTATGATGGAAGCACACAGGCAGTTTGGCGCACAGGTAACTGACCTACAGAACGTAGCAGCGGCTTATCAGTTTGCTGCTAAGAAGGCAGTAGAGTTTGGAGCAAGTTCTCAAGGGGCCTCACGTGTTGCGAAGGCGTTCGGAGAAGTGGTTTTTGGAGGAGGCATAACCCCGCAAACCATGCTTGCTGGAGATGAAATAAAATCTCAGATATCAGAACAGCTTTCCTACATTAGAGAAATTATAGGAGAGGATGCCCCTGGATACAGTGGCATGACGTCAGAACAGCAGAGAATGGTCCAAGAGAAGCTCTTTGACCGTCTTGGAGGTGAAGGGGACCTCAATGAGGAAATGTATGCACGTCTTGACGAATCTATTAGGGCTCTGAACGACGGATTAGGTGGCCCTGCTGTAGTAGAAATGCTTGGGTCTCTCCCAGGAGTTATGGAATCTGTACTAAACTCCAACCGTAGGCTCTTTGGTAATGTTGAGGACATAAGTGCTCTTACTCAAATTCTAGGAGGACAGTTTTCTTCTTTCAAGAACCTACAGCAGTTTGAGCAGAGAAGATTTGCTCGTATGATCAGGGATGGCCGTGCGTCTGACGTTGTGTCCGAGATTAGATCTATAGAGTCAGAGTCCAGGAATAAAGTACAGACTACCGCTGACCTACAGAAAAGTGCACTGACCTCTGTTTTGGCTCTTAAGGATCCTGTAAACGAGCTTTTTAATATAAAAGACCTTCTAAAGTCTCTGGTGATAAGCGTCACTACTATAGGCGGTCTTTTAGACCGCTTTCTCGACACTAACTTCTTTTCGGGAGCTAGGCAGTTTGCGAACAGACTCCTAGGAAACCAGGGTAACCAGGAGATTGAAGGTATTCGTACTCAGCTGACTGACATACAGCAGCGCCACTCTGACTTACTTAAGCAGAGAGACGAGGCCAGCACAGAGCTTAGGCGTACAGAATCACAAGAAGAAAGAGAGTCTCTACAGGCCACTATTGCTACTGTGAATACATCATTGTCTGACGTAGAGGAAGAGGCTAGTGAACTCGCAAAGAGGTATGCTGAAATTACGTCGGGGATGCGAGTGGCCCCTGTAACAGAACAGCAGAGGGAGGACGACAGATCTGCCTTGGCTACAGGAGCCTCAGTACTAGCTAGTGAGCTTACTTCCCGGTTTGATCGACAAGAACAGTCGGGTGCTCCTGTAATACAGCAGGCTGCACAGCAACCAGCGAGGCAGTCTAGTTCAAGAAGAGCAGGGACACCCTCTGACCCCTCTAACCTACAAGCAAATGGAAGGGGAGCCTTTGAGGTAGGTGCTGACGGAAGGTCTTATATTAACATGAGACTAGAAGTCGAAAATGTTGACGAAGTTGTTGCGCAAGCGCAGGTCAACCAAAATATCGTAGGAAACACAAATTAGGTACTAATACCGATACTATAGGAAACACAAATATGTCTGCTAAACTACTTAAGGCTCTTGCTAAGGGTAACTGTAATGTCACTAACACTTCCAGGAGCGAGGTGATAGTATACTGGAGGGATGATCGCAAGGTTATGCAACACAGGGTTATACGCCCTGGAGAGTCCCGTGACCTTCTAAAAGAGGCCACCGTCAAACAACTTAGGGCTTCCGTGAACCTGAAGGACCTCTTCAGTCGTCAGCTTCTATCTATCACCCCATCCACTAAGTGACTCCAGATTCCGTCATATGCTACATAGAGGGTAAGAGGTATCCCAGAGATGCGTGTCACCGTCACCACTTGAATCCTCAGCACGCCGGAGGTTCTGATCTGGACGAAAACCTTGCTTGGCTATGTGCAAATGCTCACTCTATGGTGCACAGAGCTGCTACCTTTGTCAAGACTGGCCGGAAAGGCCATGCTCAGGATTTAGCTATGAGGGCATACCCCTCTCCTGCTATGAGGCAACGTTTCTGGTCTGTTGTTAATGCAGAGGTTTTAGCTAGCCAACAAGCAAAGGAAATGGGTCTACACAGAGAAGAAGTGACTATGGAAATACCTATGCCTGCAAGTGACTACGCCAGGCTAAAGCAATATGTTGCAGACTTGCGTATTGATGGTAAAAAGGTAACAATACAGGACTATGTTAAGAGACTTGTACTGTCAAAGGTTTATAGTCGTCGCTAACCCTGTTATTTAAGGTTCAAATGTCCTCTGATATTCGCCCCATATCCCTACGCATTGTAGCAGTCCAGGCTACTATAGACGATAGGCATTACGCTGTAGTGTACATCGGAGACGATGTTTACGGAAAGAACCATTTTAGGACATACCTAAACGGCGCCCCCGTATCAAATATAGTGTGGGATCCCAGGCAGAAAAAGTTTTCTGAGCCTAAGTTTACGGTTGTATCAAGGAACAAGTCTCTCTCAAAGAGCTTCATTTGGCCGAATGAGGTACAAAAGAAGATGCTTCGTAAACTGGAGAATGCATCAACCCTTTTCCGTCTTGTAAAAATCTCGGACTAGTTCCGAGGTTTGATGCAGCACTTTTCTCTAAAAGAGTCCCCTTTTTCCAGGGCACTACAATTTGACTACGAAAACATATTTGAGTTTTTAATACCTCTCTATAAAGAGCTTCTTACTCAGACACATGTTTCGCTTGAACTACCTGCTCCTCCCTCGGCTTTATTCTTGAGGAGTAAGGGTAGTTGTTCATACCTAAATGGGTATGACTTTTCTACCTTTGATAATTTTACTGCCGAGATTACTCTGGAGGCACAGACAGCGGACATGTTAGTAACATGTGCCGAGCTGGGGTCCTTGTCCCAGGATTATAGCAGGGGCCTAGTTCTTCTGTGCGCTCAGACACGATCTTTCTATAGAGCCCGCGTGGTTTCATTCAAGGACTCTTCAGAGTACGAGATATACGAAGATCCGCTACGTATCCATACGGATAACGGTGTATGCTACCTTACGGGACTAGACTTCCTTGTTCATCCCTTTCTATACTAGGGTACTGTGAGGTCAGGTTCCCTAGAAAAGGTTAAATCTCTTCTTCGGGAAGGGTTTCATCTTCAAGCTAAAAAAGAGCTACTCTCCTCATTGTTTGAAGCAGAGTCACTTTCTGCGTGGAGATCTTGTTCTAAGAACAAAAAGAGAGGATTGAACTTATTTTTCTTCGTTAAGAGTGTTTCTTTTTCACACGAGTGCCCTACGGCACAGATTGATCTGAAGACAGGATCCCTTGAAATAGGAATTGATTTCTTCTTAGAAAAAGTAAACTCCTGGACGGACTTATTTTTTGTTCTCTTGCATGAAAGGGGTCACGTTTTAATATCCAGGTCTTTTGGATCTGAGATGTTTTCTTTTAAAAGCGCCTCTTTCGGAAACCTGTGGGAGGACATATACATCAACTACCTTGTTCTACGTTTCATTTCGACCGATTTTGTTGAAAGGTTTTATAAGGACGCGGAAGGAAGGTTTGATCTTCTTATACAACAGGATGCTAGAGCATGGTACAAAAAGAACAGAGACTGGCTTTCTTTTCATGCTTCGAGTTTTCCTCTTGTACTAGAAATTCTAGCAGAAGGTAAATTACATAACATTGCTTATCCTACGTGGATGCGCTTTGGTCTTTTGATGGAGGAAGCGGACTCCAAAGGTGAAGATTACGATTCCTACCTTACTATAGGTACCCACGGTCATGAAGACGGGAACACTGGGCCCATATCTGACCTAGAAAGTAAGATCCTTTCCTCATTTGAGCCAGAAGAGCTTCCTTTGGGAACTGAGATTATGATTCCCTCTTTTGAGGAGTGCCTTGACAAGTTTCTAAGAAGTCCTGACATTGATACTATTCTGGTAGATTACTACTCAGAGGATGAGCCTATGCAAGATAGATCATTGTTCATGGAAAGCATAGGGTCTTCTGAGGCCATGTACTTATCCTCAGGGTCTATCCCTTTGTTTTGGAGCGTAGATGTTTTTCCTGCTCCTCAAGAACCTATGAAGATGTATATTGACGTAAGTGGATCTATGAAAGAGTATTGGTCCCTTGCTCGACCCCTCTCCCTCGCTTTTGATAAATATTGCGATGAGTTTTTTCAGTTTAGTACTGAAGTAGTTAAAGTTTCTCCTGAGGATAATCGTATTCACTCCACAAACGGAACTTCCTACGACTCTGTAGCCTCTCACATACTCGATAACAAGTTTAGGCGGGTTGTTGTTGTCACAGACAATACGGATTCCATATCTAAGAACCTACATTCTTTACTTAAAAGTAACTTGGACTTTTTGTACCTTGTTTTTACCTCATCTCCTTCACAGCACTTTCCTCACGGCTTCGATTCTATTGCTACTATATCTACTAACTTCTTTGAACCATAGGACATTGCTTTGATTTTATCCTCATTGGGGTTTATTGGGTGGGACAGTATAGAACCTGTAATACTCTCCAGCCTTACTTGCTATCATCCTATTCTATTCGTAGGATTACACGGATGCAACAAGACAGATGGAGCCCGTATTCTCTCAGAAGAGCTTATAGGTCCGGAATGCGAGTATAGAAAATATGATCTTAGGTTTCTTCGTCAGGACGACTTCTTAGGATACGCTGATCCTTCTTCTCTCATGAAGGGCACAGTCACTCACATACCTACAGCCATTTCAATATGGAATGCGGACGCAGTTTTGATCGATGAAATAAACCGTGTAAATCCCATGGTAGCGTCAAAAGCCATGGAGCTTGTGAGAGAGAAGACCGTGATGGGACTTAAGACCAAGGTTCAATACGTATTTGGATCCCTAAATCCTCCAGGAGCGTACAGTACCTCATATCTTGATCCTGCTCTAGCATCCCGGTTCTCCATATGCAGAGTACCCTCTACAGAAGATCTAGCTACGGATGACCACATAGGTGACATTGTTTCGTTATTCAGTACGGGAGGAAAAGCCGCTTCTTCAGGTGACAAGCTTCGGTCTTTAATTTTTTCTGCCCGGAAAAAGTCCTTGACAGTGGCCGACAAGAAAGCTATAGCAAGTCAGGTTACCATGGTAGTGGGATCTCTACTCCGGAAGGGCATTGCTGTTCAGCCGAGAGAAATAAGATCCATAGTGCACTTACTTTTCTCCCTTAGGAAGCTTGAAATGTGTGGCTATACCGTAGACATAGCTGCCCGTGCTGATGTCATACTTTCCAAGATACCCGAACTTTTTGGTGTGTGCAGAGAGAAAGTAGACTACTCTACTATTCGTGCGTTCTTACGTGAATCTCTAGCTAGTCTTGAACTTGATCCTGACTACTTTTCTAATGACCCTAATGTAGTGTTGTCATCGGACACTCTTCGCAAAGAGGACAGGCCCTTTTGGCTTGCGTCTATGAGGGACGCATGTGACGACTCTTCGTCCTCCGTCCTTCTTGAGTTCATTAAGAACTTGGGAGAATTTGAAGATATTACCCCCGACGAGTACAATATGCTAGCTCATACGTGCTTCATTACTTTCCTGAAAAATTCAGATACAGTTCTTCCGGCTGATGTTGGGAATCTAGATTCCAGCCACGGAAGTTTAACTTTGCTGGTGAAGAAGTTCTTGTCAGGAACTATGTCAGGTAAGTCCTCTTGATACTAGACGTAAAGAAAGAGTGTCAGTCTCCTGTGTTGTCTCCTTCCTTTCCCTTGGAGGATAAAGGAAGTATGGGAGTATCAAGTACTCCCTCTAAAGACGTGTTCGTTATTCGTACTGTAGGATCGGACGGTAGCAACATAATAATGGAGTTCTCTGGCACATCCTCCCGGTGGTATGGTGACCTTTCTAGGACTATGTTTTCTCTGGTAACGTGGCGTAAGCTGTACAAGATGCACGGGCTCCACTTTTTGACTACTGCTGAGTCTGGGTACTTCCTTGACGAGTATAAAATAGATTTTGCTGCATCTAATCCGACCTTGAACATACTGTATGAAGCACGTATCCTGCATCACTTCTATCAAACGGCAGCACCTAACCTAACCTGTAGTGACCGGTTCTCTGATTTCCTAGGAGACAAGTACTACCGTCCTCCTTATCACAGCGAAAGATAAAAAACGTATGAATTTGAAAGATAGGATCCTAGATTTTCTAGCACATACAACAGATCAGGGAGAACGTTCTCTCCTTAAGCACGCTGTCAGTCACCTTATCATGTTCTCTGACTACAAGGAGTACAGATGCCTTATAAAGGAGGCCAGCCCCTCCCTGTATACCTTGTTCTACTCAGAAGTTAGGGACCTTATTAGGACTTCTTTTGACGCAAAAAAGGTATGGAGGTCTCTATACCTTCATTCCTCATCAGAAGCATCCATAGAGGAGGCTGCCTCTAGATTCGAGGTAGACGCGGAGTCATGCTCTTTCGTTTGGGACAACCTTACTGCTTCCGAGAAGAGGTCCATCGAGAAGAAGGCCCAGGAAGAGGAGCTAGGTTTTCTTTCTGACGAAGATTTTTCTTCCATAGTCAAGAACCTTGAGAAGTATTGCAAGAAGGTAGCGTACCTAAAGCTCCGCTTTCTCAGTGACAATGACCGGTTGTTTGATCTGGAAGACCTGTCAGCAGAATTACTCGCGCGAGGAATACAAGTAGTTAGAATTTATGAGAATTGTGGAGAGGTAGCCAAGATTCAGAACTACGCTAAGAGGGGTATCAGTAATCACGCAGTAAACCTGATTCAATACTACACCAGTGCTTCTCGTGCTCGCGTTGTAAACAATACAAAGGGCTGTGGTACTTGCATTTTCTGTCTCACGGACAAGCCTCAGAGTTGTAGGCATTCTGTAGCTGACTATAGGGCAACTACCTTGAGCATCCAGGGACTATCTACACAGGAAGATTCCCTGCCTATACAGGGCCTACAGGCTACAGGAGATTGCCTTAATGATGTCAGCCAGGACTCCTTCGTTTCTTTTATGCGAGAGGGACTTAGCAAGCCTGCTGCTCGTGTTATGGACCTTTTTGTTAGTGCTGACCCTGGGCCTGAGTTCGAAAAGTTCCTGTTCGATAATTACTCGACCACAGTAGATAGTCTTCTTTCTACCCCAAGTAAGCTAGTAAAGTTGCTGTGTGAGTTCTTGGACGTTCCTACTTCCGAGGCTGTAAACGATCTAAAAGCAAGATACGCTCTATACAAAAAAGTAAAGTAACATATGTCAAAACGATTCGTTGACAAATATCGTCCCCGTAGACTTGGTATGGTGGCAGGCCAACGGTCTGCACGATCACAGGTAGATGGGCTCCTAAAAGAGAACAAGGTAAAGGGAAATACTCTCCTTCTTTCTGGCCCCTACGGCACAGGTAAAACAACAGTTGGTCGTATTATAGCTAAATCCCTAAACTGTACTGAGAAGGGTCCTTTTGCTGCGTGTGGTAAGTGTTCTTCCTGTCGCCTTACTATTGACACACATCCGGACATAACGGAGATAAATGCTGCTGAGGCCAGGGGAATTGACCAGGTTCGTCAAATCATAGAGACTGCTCATTTTAGTCCTAGATACGAATCTAGAGTATTCATACTGGATGAGATACATCAGCTCACTGCTACAGCCGCACAGTCTTTCCTTAAGGCTCTGGAGGAACCCCCTCCTCACGTAACATTTATACTTGTTACTACAGATCCTCACAAACTACTTAAGACCATCCTGTCTAGGACTGTCCATATCAAGTTCTCTACAGTATCTGATCGTGAGATGACAAGATACCTTTCCAAGGTAGCTGAGAAGGAGAACTTAGGTTTCGATAAAGGCGTCTATGAGCACATAGCGGATATGTCGGAAGGGCACGTCAGAGACGCCCTTACTTTGTTGGATCAGTTGGCGTCCTCTTCTCCGGAAGCATCCGTTGATGACGCAAAGAAGCAGCTTCCAGAACTCGCTGCAAAGATTCTAGGTGCATCACCACACAGCTTAGTTCCAAAATACGTTAGGTTTCTTGTTGAAGGCAACCTAAGCTCTATGGTTTGTTTCCGTAAAGTAGATAACATTGGGTATTTCATGAAAGTTGTAGTTCAATTTCTTAAGGACTACTGTGTGTACCTTGCATCTCCTGGTATGCTCGAAGACAAGACTGCAAAGTTTGTAAAAAGTACTGTAGGATCCTCTTCTCATCCTTCTTATGAAGATCTGGTGTCTCTATTGGGACTACATATGGAGGCTATATCTAAAATCGAGTCGGGGTCTTCGGCCGTAGACGTGGCGGATTTTACTGTCCTAAAGTCACGAGTTATTACCCATGGTAGACTAGATGCCTAAACTTAAACTACCTACTATATCGGAAATGGCAGGAAATACCCTTCTAGCAAACGCTGAGGACGCTAAGACAGATTGCAGTTATTGCAGGTCTCCATGCTGTCAGCTTCTAGTAGAGCTTACAGAAAAAGAGACTGAGACATTTGAGTGGCAGGAGGCTACTTTTCAAAATCGTACCTCTAAAGTTCTTAAAAGAAGAGAAGATGGGTACTGCGTATACTATGTTCACGGAAAAGGGTGCTCAACGTATGACGTACGTCCCCGTGTTTGTGTTCTCTATTCTTGTAGGACGGACGCCCGGATAGGGGCACAGTTAAAGTACGGCCCCATAGTACCCGTACCAAATCCATGAGTAAGACAGAATTTAAATCGTTCCGTGCAGAGAACGCCGGATGTATCCAAGAGGCAGAAATGCCCTTAGAGGATCAGGGACTGGTATGCATCCAGGGGCAGAACCTTGATGAAGGAGATAGTAACGGATCTGGTAAGACTACTCTTTTTGAGCTTCTTGCCCACACCCTTTTTGGTAAGACTTCTAAGGAGACTCGGAAGAATGACCTTCTTAACGCTATAGAGCCCAAGAACTATCACACCAGTGTCAGGTTTAAGAGGGACGTGCTTTATACTGTCGACCAGTACCGTAAGCATTCTGAGAAGGGTACTTCCATAGAAATAAGATTAGGAGACTCTCCTAACAACATTGCTCCTGATGGGTATGACAATGCACAATCTGCTGCCCAAAAATATTCTGGGTTTCTATGGAGAGAGTTTCTTGGGTCTGTATACCTAAGTCAAAAGCACACGCATACAATGATCGAAGGTAAGCCATCTGAAAAGCAGGCTTACTTGAGCAGGTACTTTGGTCTAGATTCCATTGACGCAATGATAACGGAATCAAGCAGACGTATATCTGCTGTTCCTCTTCCCAATGAGACTCATATTAAAGAGATGTTGGGCCACGTAAAGGAGGAGTTAGACGCATTAGGTGACATAGGACCTATAAAAGAAGAACTTCTCCGTAAGAAGGAAGACCAGAAGAAAGTACAAAAGGAGCTTGTAGTTCTCCGAGTAGAGGAAAACAAGCTAGAAAAAGCTCGTGAAGTTGAAGAGGTCCGGAATAAATGGATAAAGAGGCTGTCAAAAATAGGACTGAAACTATCTGCTGGTCCTATTAAAAAAGAGATAGAATCCCTACGTAACAAGCTTTCTTCAACAAAAAGAGCTATTGACGATCAAGAACTATTTCTTGACCTTACAAGAAAGCTAGAGGACTTAGGAGTCAATACTGACCTAACCTACGACGAGGTACAAGAGGAGCTATCCTCCATTCTATCGGCAGAAGAGGAGTTGTCTCCTCTTATATCCCGTGTCAAGGAGAGGTCTCTACTTGAACTTGAGCTTTCTTCTTTGCCGCCTGGTGCGTCGGAAGACGATCCGGAAGCACTATCTTCTAAGAAGGAATCTCATCTAAGCAAGAAGGATACTGCCAGCAAGAAGTTAGCTGTGTACGAGCAGCAGGTATCTAACCTAAAATCAATAGGTTCTGAAGTATGCCCTACATGTCAGAGGCAGATAGACGGAAGCGAGATTTCTGACCTTCTTTCTGTTCGAGAGGAAAAGATCTCTACGATTCAAGATCGCTTAGTCAAAATAGGAAAGTCTATTCGTTCTCTCACTAAGAGGATAGATGAAGCTAGAGAATATAGAGAACTTAACTCTAAAATTATTGACCTTCCTTCGGGGGACGTGGACTCCCTTGAAGAGAAAATGGACTCTCTCCTTAAAGAGAAGAAGAGGCTGAAGGCCCTGTCCAGTACTTTGGTAAAGGCGGCATCTCTCCAGGCACGCCTTCAGGACTTGACACCCTCTACCGTCTCGGCAGACAAGCTCAGCTCTCGATTTTCCAAAATAAAAGACAGGATAGACAAGTTAGAGTCCGCGCACCGCTTCGCACTACAGCATGCTGATAGCGAATACGACCCTAGCGCCCTACAACGGACCCGTGGATCCATCCTTTATAAGGAATCCTTTTTGGAAGAAGTGAGCGAAGATCTTTTATCTTTATCTGACAAGGTAACTCGCTGGAACTCTTTCCAGGAACAGAAAGTATCCTTGGAAGGTGCCTTGGAAGGATCTTCCAAGGAGAAGAACAGGCACCAGGCTCTGACTTATGTCAACTTTACTCTCAAAGAGTTAAAGAAATTGGGTCTCAGGGAGAGTACCGAGCTTTTGACTCAAGTTCTTCCTGTGTACCTCAAGCAGCTGTTCCCACAGGGAGATGTTTCACTCAGAGTAACTGATAAGGCTGACGGGTTCGACCTACTATTTCAGAAGGGCGGACAATCTATTCCACTGAAATCCATAAGTGGAGGCCAGTCTAAGCGTGTAGGTATAGCAATTATTTTTGCCTTTGCTAAGATGGGTAAAAGAACGTCAAATCTCCTTATTGCTGATGAGCCTTTTACTCATCTGGACAAAAAGGGTAGACATGCTTGTTACGAGCTTCTACGGGACCTGGACATTGGTACCATTCTAGTAACTGCCCATGACCAGGATCTACAGTCCTCCCGAAAGTATGACCGTATATGGACTGTAAAGATGAAGAACCACCGATCTAGATTGTATTTGGACTGATTTAATGACAAACCTAATTGGACTCGCTTTTACCTCCCCACAGATTGCTGTAATGGTCTGTGACCGAAGTAAGTTTCGCGTACACTTTTATCAGAAGAGGCCAAGTGAGCTTCATTCTTTTCTTCAGATGGAAGACGAAAGGCTCCCCGTTGTTCTTGTTACGTCAGTACGAGACCTAGCTCGTGTCCAGGACGTAGAAGGAATTCATTCTATTCTTCTATTCGATGAACCCGAGGCAATGGAATCAATACACGGGGTTAGAATTTTGGATGCTCATCGAGAAGAGGGCCTCCCAGGATTCAGGAAAGTGATTCTACCCAAAGAGGACTTAAACGACGCCTTGACTATGGAAGGCTCATTTTCCCTCACAGAAGACGCAAAAAAGGCCCTATCTGATCTTTCCTCAGAGATCAGGTTCCGTACCCTTATGAAGGGAGTACTCTCCCACGAAGGTCTTCCGGACGACTTCGAAGAGAACGCATGTCTGTACCTAGCAGGGGCGCTTCCGAAACGTAGCTGGGTATCTCGCTGTCAGAAAAAAGCTCTCTCCTCCGGCATGGCAGTGGAGAAGATAGCCGAGTTGGAGCGGTACATAGAGACAGCCAGTGATTCTCTCTGGCGGTCTTGGTATGAAGTAAACGAAGGCGGAGTTCCTGTAAAGGACGCGTCAGCCCAATTCGGGGCAGACCTGAAAGACCTTCAATATATTGTAAAGGTTCTGGGATCAAGAGAAGACCTCAAGTATTCCAGAAATCCTAGGGATACCCCTCTTGTTGTAAAAAAGAAGAGGAAGAAGAGGAAGAAAACACCCTCTCAGGAAGCAACTCGCTTACAAAAAATGAAAGGTGGTCCCTCTGTTTCTTCTACTCCTCCTCGCTCAACTATTGATAAAAAGTTACTTACTAAAGCTCAAAAGGAATCTTCTATGTCTTCCGGTTACCCCCTTGTTTCTACTCTAGAAAAGATAGACACCTCCACTAGTGAAGGTGACGTTCCTTACGCATTTTCAAGAATGGCCTGCGCCCGTCTGTGTGGACTAGTTAAAACTAGGAAGTGGAACTCTTCTTGTAAAACAGCAGTGTCAGAAGGAGCTGATCCTGACGACGTAGAGTCTATTCGTTCATTTATAGAAAAGGACGAGGAGGCTCAGAGAATTTGGAAAGCTTATTGTAGGACATCATACACTGTTGGTGTTTCTGCAAAAGAAGCTTCCGAAGAGTTCGATGTGCCCCTGTCTAAGTTGAATGCGGTCTTGGCATACAAGCCTATGGCATACGTTTTTGATTACGTACGGTGGCCTGAAGACATGGAGTAGTGTATGATATCCCGTAAGGAAAGTTGGTTCACCCTAGCAAGTGGTAAGCCTTTTTATCCATTTGACCCTAAGCCAGAATCTGTTTTCATAGGAAACATCTCGCGGGCTTTGTCACACATATGCAGGTACAACGGTCATTGTGCTACCTTTTATAGCGTAGCTCAACACAGTGTTATTTGCTCACAAAAAGTGGCTAGCGGATTTGAGCTTGCGGCTCTCCTTCACGACGCTACCGAGGCTTACGTAGGCGACTTAATAAGACCTATCAAGGTATTTATGCCTGATTACACTTCTATGGAAGATGAGCTTTACCGAAGGGCCATTGCTCCTAGGTTTGGATTACCTACGGAGCTTCCCAAGGAGGTCCACGAAGTAGACAATCAGGTTCTAGTTACGGAAGCAAGGGACCTTCTTCCTTACGGCGCAGACCTTATGAAGAAGTGGGGAATAGAAGACGAACCCTTTGACGATGTTGAAGTGTACAACTCTAAAACTCCTACTATGACTCCTGTGGAAGCAGAAGCTGCTTTTCTGTCTAGGTTTTATGAACTATACGAGGGTGATGTTGTTCCTCACATAGAGGATCATGTCCTTACTTACCTTTCAAGTGGTCCACAGTCAGCATCAACTATGTCTTTTCATCTTTCCGACATGGGTGTGCCTGTGTCAGGACTTGACGACATAATCGCATCCCTAAAGTCCCGTGGAGATATAGTTGTTAACTACGGTTCAATAGCAGCATCAAGAAAAAGCTCATAGAAGTACTTGCATGTCTTTAGTAGTGTGTTATACTATAGGAGTAATGAGTAAAAATCATACACCAATAGATCCCAGATAGGATCCGAGTCTACGCTCGGGTCCTAAACAGACGGAGTGTAGGCTAGTGGTAAGTCGCTGGTTTTGGGAACCAGAAATCGCAGGTTCGATCCCTGTCGCTCCGACCATCTAATAAAGGTTATGTTATATTATAACATGGCCTTTTTTCTATTAAATTCTACGGTAGAATATAAACTTAATAAATTAAGAATACTGCCCTTTCCTTCGAAAAGGAGTCAGTAGTCATGCCAGACCTTAAGGACCCTGAGAAGATTTTAGACGAGCTAGAATCAAACTTGCGCTCTGTAGGATACAAAGGTACCCAGAAAGTCCTTCGTCTTGTAAAGAAGCTCAGGAAGATACTATCATCTGACGAGGGGTCTAGGGAGTAGGAGTAGTTTTATGGCTGTGTCTAAGACAAGGCTGAAGCAAGATAGAGAAAAGTTGACAACAATACTCATTAGGGGTAATGGAAAAGTGTACGTAGGAGGACAAGCCCTCAACCAGGATCAGATAAGAGGAATGATACTCGGATTTGAGGTTGTTTTGGGTCTGGATAACTCTCTATCCTTTGATTTTGACGAAGGTGCAGAGCCCCTGAGAAAAAAGAAAAAGACGGATACCAAGAAAAGGAAGAAGAGAACACCCGCAAAGTTTAACTCCGGCTCGCCTTCCTCAACTTCACCTAAGCCGTCAACTTCGTCCTCTGCTCCCTCACCTTCTACGTCTGACAAAGATGCAGTGGCAGCATCAAATTCCTCCCGTCCCTCCCTTCCAAAAGAAGAAGTTATACTTCCAGGCCCTCCGCCTGAAATAGACATCTCCTCGGGAGAAGACTCCGACGAGTGGGAGGCAGACTGGGACTAGTAAACCCTTCTCATAGTAATGTTGGTAGGCAAGAAACCTATGAACACTACAGAAGAAACAAATAGTTCGCCACGATACTACTGTTGTACTGCATGCTCCACTATTAATGCAGGTGGAGACAGCTGCCCAGTCTGCGGTGCTAAGTCCATACCCTTCATAAGCGGGTTTCCTTTTTATCTAAGGCACGAGTTACGCACGGTTGTACGTGAGAGGCTGGATGAAGAGGTGTCTCAGATGGTAGAAGACCTTCTTGACCCAGGGTCTTCAGATAAAGTTTTCAAGCACCTTTCTTTTTTATCTGGACTTATTGAAGATTTCGATAGGTCAGATAAGGCTGTTATGTCAGGAAGCACTGTGCTGTCTCTCCACCCTGAGAGTATGGACTCTTTTCGTGATCTCTTACGGGGGCTGTGCCTCCCTCTATTTAGAAAGGTGTAGAAATTGGAACACACAGACAGTTCTACAGAAAAAGTAACTCCCGAAACTAAAGTAGTTAGGAAGGTAAACGAATCATTTGTTGCTTTTCGTGATGCTGTTTGCGGAGGAAGCTTGGTTCCTACTCCCACGTTTAATGATACGTGGGATCGTCTAGTTTGTGCTATGAAGAAAGATGGATATTTAGTGAGTATTGAATCTAACCTTGAGTCCCACTCTACGGAAGACACTTCCACAGACGCCAGAATCACAGAAGTTTTTCGGGTTGCAGTTAAGGAGGACGCTGTCTCTCTTTCTTCCTTTCTTTCTTCTTTGGAGGGATGGTACTCGGTATCTCTTCCGTGTTCCCTGGGATTTATGGTAGCTGTAACGAACCTACCTTCATGGGATAAGGACCTGTTGAAATCAAAGCTCATGGAGTTTTCGAGTGGATCCTAAGGTCCCTGACAGTGAGTTTGGGAACTTGTCTTTCGAGGAGTATTCATTTCCTACTGACGTGGAAAAAGAACTAACTCGTCTACAGGCGCTCATTAAGACTCAGGGGTTGAGTATTAGGTCGAAAGAGTGGAAGAAGCTATCATCACTTAAAAAGAGCCTCCTCAAAGACCCTAGATACAAGTTTAAGCCAGTGTCTGCGACAGACACTAGAGTATGTGTAGCTAAACCTGTTTTAGTTAGTCCGGCCCATGATCTCACTCCTCACCTTAAGAAAGTCGCTGAGAGGATTTTCACTTGGGAAGTTTCATCCGATCTCCGACCGTCTTTTTCGGGCCACGGTGTAGTTACACTTAAGTGCTCAGGACCTTTGGAGGATTTGAGAATTCCTCCGAATCCCGAGGCTACTTGGACAGTTTCTAAGTTAAAAGAAACATTCTCAGCCTACTGCCTAGACCCTGCTGTATCAGGAACAGGATTGTTTGAATCAGTACAGGTTCTTCAAGTTAATGTAGACCTCAAGGAAGATGTTGCATCTGTTAGCTGTGAGGTAATCTATAAGTGAACAAGAAGCAGAGGAATAGGGGAAATGTTTCCGTCATTGCTTCTAAGCAGTGGGACCCTTCTATAAAAAAGGGGGACCTGGTGGTAAACCAGCTTGATTTCCCTTCTTTGAATATATGGAAAGTATTTAGGGTAGATCGAAGGGTCCTTTACCCCGAAGACATGTTTAACTATCCAGGTCTAGTTGACCGTGGAATGTCTCAGGGAGACGAATACTGTCCCCTTGTGTTTATTCGTCTCTACAGACGTGCTCCCCACCTAGAAAGGGTAGGTCCTCCTGCACAGGAGAAGTCTATTGATGGGTACCTTCTTGAAAGGATCCTCAAAACGGATCTCGACCCCATAATAGAAAATCTAAAAAATCTACAGAAAGAAGTTGAGGATCAGTGAGTTTTCATAAACCAGAAGGAGATACTAAGGTCTTACGCCTTTACTTATCATGAGCCCCTTATGTACAGGAAACTCAGACCACAAAGGTGTATGGCCTTGTCCTTACTGTAAGCCTTGTTCCGTTGAGAAAGTGTGTTACTCTTTGTATAACACACCAAACGGATTAGTAGAGGTACCTTGCAAGTCACCATGCAACAGAAGTGTATTTCACGCAAGCTCTCCTGGAGAACTTTGGGAACACGTAAAATCGGTTCACAGGTGGGACGGAATATCCTTAGAGAAAAGCCCTGATAGGCTACTCGATGGCCCCCTTCCTAGGTCCGTGGTGCCCCTCCTCAGAAAGAAGGGACCCAGTGCTGCCGCCAGGAAGAAAGCCCGTAAAAGAAGAAGAAAGAAAAACAAAAAGTGACTCCTGAGCCTATAATTATTTCTGAGATATCCCCCGGAAGGGTTCTTTCTGTCTGCCCTCGTTGTGAGTTTACTTTCTCTGTCATCAGATCTAGGAATCAGACGTTTTGCTCCCGCTACTGCGCAAACGAGTACAGGAAGGAGCATAGAGGGGTGTCCAGTAGGAACTCGGCAGTGGAAATGGATGTAGCAGCTGTTTCTCCTTACGCCTCCTACCGTATCAAGAGAACAGTATGGGACAAGAAGCTACAGAAATGGTGCTTTGTTTTAGAGCACCAGGGTATGAGCTTCTCCTCCAAGGTCCCAATTTCTCAATATGTACTGGAGTCAAAATTGGGACGCCTCCTTCGTGACGGAGAAGTTGTATCATTTATTGATGGGAACAGTAAAAGCCTAGATCCCGATAACTTTATCCTAGGGTTTTGTTCCTGACATGGCTATTCGTGAGATACTAGTCTACCCCCACCCTTCTCTTAGGGAGCCGTGCCTTCCTGTTGAGAAGGAGGATAACGTTTCTGCCCTGGTAAACGACCTGCTGGAAACAATGTACGCGTACAGTGGGATTGGCTTGGCGGCACCACAGATAAATGTCCTGAAGAGGGTTTTTGTCATGGATGTTACTGAGGGAGAGAGTCCTCTTGTATTTTTAAATCCTGAGATCGTCTGTGTGTCTGGTGTGAGTGCCCCGGCTGACGAAGGATGCCTTTCTTTTCCTGGGTATTCTGAACCTGTGTCTCGGGATACTTCTATCCTGGTCAGAGGTAAGGATACGGAATTCAACGAATTCGAAATGTCCTTGTCAGATTTATCTGCCCAGTGCTTCCAACACGAATTGGACCACCTCAACGGAAAAGTTTTCACTGACCACCTAAATAGGTCGTCACGTAGGTTCATTACTTCTGACATCAAGAAGAGGAAAAAGAGGAAGAACTTACGGTATACAGGCTTTCAGAAATAGTGAAGCTACCAGTAATAGCTACAGGTCCTTTTTGTTTCCTATGTGGCTGTTTATCTGGATTTTTCCTGTTTTTTATACTGGATGATATTTTAGATATACTATGGTTTGAGATTTTGGACTTCCTACCCGATTCTTGGTGGTTCTTCCTTAGAAGCATATAATATTATTGTATAGTTGTAAAAATTAAAGTAAGGTTACTGCCAGGGGCCTGTGTGGTTATTTCTCTAGTGGAGGAAATTACAGTGTCTGTCAGAAAGCCCCCCAAACCTAAGTTTAGGAAGACTCGACTTATACAGAGGTTTGATAAGGTCAACCTGGTCCAATTTTCAGGCATGGTGTGCGGGGGAGTGGGCTGGCGAACTTTCCCTCTGGGACGTAACAACTCTAACTTATCTCTTGCTCTTTGTGTGTTTAGGGAAAGGTTCTTGAAAATAAACTCTATATTGGATGACAAAAGAGTTCCTCTGTGGTACCTTGACTTCGTTCTTTACCATGAGATGCTGCATCTCCATATGGGCCCCCGCCAGTTTGATTGCGACAAATATGCTTACCCTCACGATGATAGGTTTAAGTGCCTAGAAGTACGCCATCCAGATTTCTCAAGAGCAGAAAAATTTGAGAAACAGAAACTGGACCGGATCATAAACTCCCATCGTAGGTGGCGGGAGTGGGAAAAGATTGAAGCAAAAAACAAGAGACTCGCTGCTAAGAAAAAGAAGAGACTTGTAAAGTAGCCCTGTTCTTCTTAGTAAGGAAAATAATGAGTGACGAAACTGTAGATCCTACTGATCTTTTAGACTCTATCGTAGATAATCGAATCGATAAGCTAGTGACAGAAGATGCCACCAAGGAGGATGTCCTCGGTGCACTTAAACTAGTTACTAGAGACCTAGTACTGTCTCAGGTACTCGCTCATTCGTTACAAGAGACAGCATTATCTCACGTTCGAATGACAGCCTCTTCGACAGAAGAGAACATGACCTTTCAAGGCAAAATGTTTAACTTTATCCAGAAAGATCTGGAGTCGGCAGGTGCCACTGACGATGAAATCAACCGTTTTATGTACGGTGACAACTACATGCTGGAGGGAACGACATCTAGTGTACGGTATGCCCGTCTATGTGTAACAGCCTATCAGGCGTTGGCAGCAGCAAGAAAGCTTGGGATAGCATCAATTATGCAAGACTCCATTTCTACTGGGGGAAACTACTCAGAAGAAGATGATGATACTGATTCTGATAGTGGAACTACTGACCCAGACACTTTTCACTAGAGGTTTATTATTATGCTTACTACTCAGGACCTCAGTGTACACTACATCTCGCCAGGGGATGACCACCTTTCCGAAGTTAGAGTGTTTCTTATTCGACCCCGAAAGAAGCTTCTTCTAAAGATCATCGTTCCTGCAAAGAACTTAGATGATGCAAGGAATAACTCTAACCCTATAATTGATTCTTTTATTGCTGTGTGGAACAGCAAGGAAAACTAATAATTTACTATGGATACTTTAGTCTTATACCATGGGGATTGTCCCGACGGGTTCACCTCTGCGTGGGCTGCTTACAAGAAGTTTGGTGACCGAGCAGACTACAAATCCGTTAACTACTCTGACCTAGAAATTCCGGATGTCACAGACAAGGACGTTTATATCCTTGACTTCTCTTATAAAAGAGACGACCTTATGCTCCTTTCGGACATGGCACGAAGTTTGACAGTGCTGGACCACCACCTAACTGCAAAAGACGACCTTGAAGGTATGCCCGGTTGCTTTTTCGACATGGATAGGTCGGGTGCCGGAATGTCTTGGGACTTTTTCCATCCGAACACTAAGAGACCTCTTTTGGTTGACTGTGTGGAGGATAGGGATTTGTGGAGGTTTTCTGTGCCGAAGTCGGTCGAGATCAATGCCGTAGTCACCAGCTATACCTTTAGCTTCGATAACTGGAACCTTTTGGACCATCGCCTTTCTACAAATCCAGGAGTTGTTTGTAGTGAAGGGGAGGCTATACTCCGTGCCAAGGGTTCCTACGTTGAACAGATGAAGCTACAGGCTATTAACTCGACCTTCAAGGGATACTCAGACATCCCAGTTGTGAACGCACCTTTCTATGCTGTGTCAGAGCTACTAAACTCCTTGGCTAAAGACAGCCTGTTCAGTGTAGGCTGGAGGCAGATAAACAACGGATTGTTCGTTTACTCCTTGCGTTCCGATGAAGAGGGGTCTAACTTTGATGTGTCTTCTCTCGCAAGATCTCTAGGAGGAGGCGGTCATTGGAACTCGGCCGGGTTCACGTCAGAAGAAGGTCCTTGGGCACTTTAGGGTTGTAGTTTAACTTTCTCTACAACTTAGTAACTTTTTTCTTGACATGTATCTACTCATACCTCATACTCTCTAAGTCATGAAGACACGTCATCAAAATATAAAACTTAGCTCTGCTTGGCGCTCGTATCGCCGGGACAGTATTGCTGCGTTTTCTTTTGATGTGCAGTCTACCAATATTTCAACGGGTGTGTGCGGTTCCACCCTGTCGTAAAACGACAAAGTGTTACTTTGAACCGCCCAGGCACTAGCCTCGGCGGTTTTTTTGTTCTTTATATCTTAGGCTCGTACTGGATCTGTAGCTTCAATGGTAAAGCAGCCGGCTCTTAACCGGACGATTTGGGGTTCGATTCCCCACAGATCCACCATTCGGGAGTAGTTCAGTGGTAGAACGACGGGTTCTGATTCCGTATGTCGCTGGTTCAAACCCAGCCTCCCGATCCACTTGAAAACTGAATACGTATTTGTCCGCAGGGAGTGGCTTCCCTGCACAATGGGTCCTTAGCACCTCTGGTGAGTGCGCCTGGCTGTTAACCAGAATAAGGCAAGTTCGATTCTTGCAGGGCCCGCCAAAGGGAGATTAGCTCAGTTGGTAGAGCGGTGAGCTGTTAACTCAATTGTCGCAGGTTCAAACCCTGCATCTCCCGCCATAGGTCACTAGTGTAATTGGTAGCACAACGAATTCCAAATTCGTTAGTTAGGGTTCAAGTCCTTAGTGGCCTGCCACGCCCCGATAGCTCAGTTGGTAGAGCGGCCGGTTGAAGCCCGGTGGTCACAGGTTCGATTCCTGTTCGGGGCACCACTATAATAAACTGCCTCTACATACTTGTTTCAACCCTTCTCATGGTAGAGAGCAACAAGGTGCTTAGCCTCTGGGTTGAGGGAAGATACAACCCTTCTTATGGTAGAGAGCAACGAGGGACACTGTTCCTTCAGGAGAAAAAAATAAATGCACAAGTTTCCATCAATCGATTCTTTTTATCAGGTAGCTAGGTACCTAGACAAGTCTGGTCAGCTACCACGTAGTGTTGTTACGTACCGTGGAACAGTGAAGCTTCATGGTACGAACGCGGGAGTACGATGTACGCCTAGCGAACTAATCCCTCAGTCTCGTACAAAGGAACGAAACGATTCTTTTGGTTTTGCTACCTTTGTATCAAAGCACGAAAAGTCGATTCGTAAGATCGAGGATTCTGTTCGACGGGAACTTTCCATCGACCCAGAGTTTGACATTGTTCTGTTTGGGGAGTGGGTAGGCCCTGGAATCCAGAAAGGGGTAGCTGTAAACAGTCTACCCGAGCGGCAGTGGGTTCTTTTCTCTGTTCATGCAGAGGTAGAGAAGGGACAGCCTCTCGTACCTGTTCCAGCACTTGACGCAATCGTGACCTCTCCTGGATTGATCCACTCTATCCTAGCTGTTCCTTCGTACACACTCCGTGTCGACTTCAGCAGTAGCGAAAGCAGATCTTCCTTCATGGAAGAAGTAATGTCTATTACTGCCAATGTGGAAGATTGTTGCCCCTGGGGCGAAAACTTTGGGATCAGAGGAACCGGAGAAGGAGTTGTATGGACTCCTATGTGGGAGCACTTTGGAAATCCAGTGCTGCCCTTCAAGTCGAAAGGGGAAAAGCACAAGATGGTGGCACCCCGGAAGAAGGGTCCACAGATGTCTCCGGAAAAACTGGAATCGGTTGATGCCTTTGTAAAGTACGCAGTCAGTAAGGCACGCCTTGCGCAGGGAATCTTCTTTCTAAAAGAAGAAGGGCATCCTCTGGATGTCACCTCCACAGGAACCTTTCTAAAGTGGCTCGCAAACGACATTCAAAAAGAATGTACTCTAGATTTAGAAGAGAGTGGATTGACTTACAAGGATGTAAATAAGAAAGTAATGACCTTGGGACGCGACTTCTTCAAGTCCCAGTTGGATTCTTTCTAACTTTTCTCTTGACTTACGAAAGGTTCTCGTGCTAGAACCTTTCCACGCTCCCGTAGCTCAGTCCGTACTCATTTACGGAGACCTCATATTAGGGGACTTAAGAAGTAAATTTTGCTCCCGTCATCTAATCAGTTAGGATGCGTTTCTTATAAAGACGTCAAGCTGGAGCATAACCAGCCGGGAGTACCAAGCATTACTTTCTATGAAAGTACCATAGGTAAAATGAAAACTTACTTTGAAAAAGCAAAGGATACCGTTCTAGGTTGTTATAGGAAGTACCTATACCTACCCTTCGTAGTATACTTTGAGGACAGGTTCCTACCACTTAAATCACCCACGGTAGTAGGTGAATACGATCGATTTTTTGTAGTCATAGATAGGGTAAATAAAGTAGTATATTACGCAAGTGACGCAGTAGACCTTATTGAGTTCATGAAGAACGAGTGGTTTCCTACATCAAGATATGCAAGGTCTTACCCTCCTAACTACTTCAAGTTCTACCCGGTGTACTCAGAAGAATACACTCATATGGAAGAAATTTCTAATGGTTACCCTCTCGCAGAGAAGGTACCGCTAGCTACCCCTAATGAGAAGAAGGTCACACGAGTTTTTTTCAATACCTACTCTTACGACCTACTTATTCACACACAGTCTACAGATGTGACTTACTTTGTGACTAACCTGGAGTCACAAGAAGAGAAAGATACATACTTGTCAGAACTTACTGCACTTTTAGTGGAGAGTAACTATGATTACGCACCTAAGCTGTGTCGCCTACTGTAAATCTTCAGAGATATGAGTGATCAACCAACAGTAGTAGGATTTGAAGGAAGTTATCCTACTGAGGATTTTCCTGTAGTACGAGGATCTTCTGTAATTCAAACCGGAGAAACCCTTCGGGGAACTTGCGGTCGACATGACAGTGTTAGGTTTCTACCTTCGATGTTGGAAGATGGTCTTGTAAGGGGAGTAGACCCCTTTCCTATCTCTTTCTCCCCAGGAAAAGACTACTATCTATTTATATTTCATGATCGTTTAAAAGGAACTCTATCCGGGTGTACCTCTGTGGTTGGAGAGCCTCCATACGAAACAAAATCCTCAAGTTATAACTATACATATTACGTCGTGGAAGGGTCTGAGAAGGCAGATGAGTGGTCAAAGAACGCATCATTCTCTCTTCTATCACACTATATTTTTCCTAGAGATTCCCTTTCCTCTCTAGACGCGAAGCTTTTGTCTTTTTGCTGCTCACTGGATGTTAGAGGAGTTTGGCCATACGCTTTCTGGTCCTTTGTAAAGGATGCTCCTTTTGCGGAAAAGGTATCCCATGCTCTGCTCAAAGACAAGGCTCATGACTACAATGTTGCAGTGTCCTTGATTCGTCACAAATACAGGCTACTTAAATAGATTTTGCTGCTGTCGTCCAATGGTTTAGGGCACCTGTCTGATACACAGGAAACGAAAGTTCGATTCTTTCCAGCAGTACCAACGGGCAGTAGAAGGGTTCGACTAGTGTTAAATCGAAAGACCTCACTAGGACTACGGTTCGACTCCGTAACTGTCCACCAAGGAGCGTTGCGCATCTGGGATGCGGCCCGACTGTCTATCGGGTGAGACGGGTTCGATCCCCGTACGTTCCGCCAAGTAACCTAGAGTACAGTAGGGTGAACTAATGTATGTGATTGAAGCCGACGCGCAAGCAAGCGTCCGCAAAGATCCCCATTGGGGATGGACGCTAGACTACTCGTGAGGGTCCTCTCGGCCCTTTGTCATCAGGATACATATGACTGAAGAAGAAAAGACTAAGTTGTCCCTGGATTCCATTAAATCCCTATCTAAGAAAGCTCTCGTAAGGCAGCGACTAATGAATGAAAAACTTCATCGCCTACTTCACGATGAAGAAGACGATACAGACTCTTCTTTTTCTTCTTTTCTTTCCAGCCTTCACGAGTACCCTGTATTCGATGGGAAAAGTCATTGCATGGAGGATACTCTTCGTTTGCACGTTACAGGTACTTTCTCGTCTCACTTCCTAAAGAGTGCCACCTTGCTTTTTTGGGAGGAACTACCCTCTGACGTAAACATTCATGTGGCTGCTGATTTCCTTCGTTTGATGGGACGTATGGAAGGCATCGAGTCATGGCACAAGAGACTCGCAGTACCTGCACTAAAATCAGAGTATCCCGCTGTAAGGGAAGCAGCCATTGAGGCCATTGAAAATTGGGGAAACCATGAACTCCTTTCCGTTCTAATGCTGCATAAGTGGGACGAGAAAGACCCACGAGTTCTTTCCTACCTAAACGAGGTTATTTTGGACTTCGTGAATTCCGGAGCGTGAATAGCAGGCTGGGACCTGCCCTCGGCTGTAAACCGAGTGTCTATGTACTATGAGGTTCGATTCCTTCACGCTCCACCGGCACTATTGTGTCTTTATGGGGACTGAAGCTAAAGTGGTCGAAGCACACGGTTGTGGCCCGTGAGATAGGGAGTTCGAGTCTCCCCATTCCCACCATTTTGCGCCTGAAGTGTTGGTGGTGGCACGTTTGCTTGCCAAGCAAGAAGCGAGGGTTCAACTCCCTCCAGGCGCTCCAAATGGAAGGAAACCTAGTCTGGGACTAGCGCGGCCTGCTAAGCCGTTGGTACACTCGTGGTATCTGGTTCGACTCCAGTTCCTTCCGCCATTCCGGGTTCGTCTAATGGTAGGACATGAGATTTTGGTCCTCAATACGGGAGTTCGATTCTCCCACCCGGTACCATTTTGAGTCAATCTTCTTGACTCTCATTGAAAACGTGATACGTTCTAAAAAAGGGGCCATAGCTCAACTGGGAGAGCGCCTGCCTTGCACGCAGGAGGCTGAGGGTTCGATCCCCTCTGGTTCCACTAGTCCTGGCCGACTATAAAAGGCCCAACCGGGTCCGTAGCACAATGGTAGTGCAGCAGGCTTTTAACCTGACGGTTGAGGGTTCAAGTCCCTCCGGACCCACCAAGGAAGGTTCCGCTAAGTGGTTGGCAATCCGGTTTGAACCCGGAGGTGCGTTAACGCGTAGGGGTTCGACTCCTCAACCTTCCGCCAAATAGCCCTAGTAGTACAATGGTTAGTACCCATCTTTGGTAAAGATGAAACCCCAGTTCGATTCTGGGCTAGGGCTCCAGGCATCCCCGCGAACCCTCAGCGGCCGTTGGATGGAAAAAGCAGGTGACAGCCCGGAGAGACGGGAAGTCACAAGTAGAATTGGACCTTGCTCGGGAGGTGCTACTTGTGGCGATTTGTGGTGATGTTCTGAGAACGAAGCAGGTTGCAACCCTGCTAAGGAAGGTTTGATTCCTTCTCGCCACTCCACAGGGGTGTAGCTCAGAGGAAGAGCACCAGTCTACGAAACTGGGTTTGCGCAGGTTCGATCCCTGCCACCCCTGCCAGTTTGTTACTACACTCGTGCCGATCATACTAGTCAATGGTTAGGCACAGTGGAACTCGGGATCTCAACGAGAGCGGCGAGTAGAGTTGCTTACGCAGAAGGAGTAGCTACCTTCTAAACTAATCGCAAACACGTAGTAACAAGCTCTGGAGGTATAGCTCAGAGGAAGAGCGCCAGTCTTCGAAACTGGGTCGTCGTAGGTTCGATCCCTTCTACCTCCGCCTATTCTGTAAAAGAAGAAATACAAGAGCGGGATTAGCTGAGTGGTTTAGCACGGCCCTTACAAGGCTGAGACACTGGTTCGAATCCAGTATCCCGTACCAATATTTATAAACTTTTGATAGTCAAAGTATGCTGCTCTGCCCTTGGCAGGGTTTTTAGCCGAACTGACCACTGCACCCTGGACTCAGGGTTCGATTCCCACCCATCAATAATGAGGGGCTCCCTACTTGCACATCCGGCAGGGTGTGTCATCTGTAGGGCAGGTGCATGCGGGATCTAGTTTAGATTTTGAGAATAAGGCCTTTTTTCAAATATCTAGTTGTGCGGAGGTTGGAGAGCAGCATACTTTGACTATTAATTTGTTATTTTCATTTTGTGGATAAAGAGACTACACATTTTGAAAATCTACTGAGTAAGGTCGCCACAGTAGTTCAGTTGTATGTTGCACTAACCTCTTTGGGGACCTTGTTGGGGTGGGTGTTTGGTATTAGCTATCTTTTGGCATTTGTTGGCCAAGGTGCTACAACTCACCCTGTTACTGCAATTGGATTACTGGTATTAGTTTATAGTTTAAGGAATCCATCCTCGTACGTAGGGGCCTATCTTTCAGTAGGATTAGGTGTTCTATCCCTGTTTTATACTCTTGTACAGGGAGATGGGTTCATATATATTTCTGGCATAGGAAGTAAGGTAGCACCTCTAACCTCAGTAGGCTTTGTGCTTATGGGGTTAGCTCACATTTTACGCATAAGTAAGAAGTTCGTTTTTTCTTCCACATCATATGTTTTAGTTTTAGCAATTTCAACTTCATCTCTTTTGGGATATCTTGTAGGGGACCGAAGTTGGGTGCCTGGCATCTATGAGATGTCCTTGCCTACTGCTACTAACTTCTTTTTGGTCTCTATTTACTCTACTGCGTCTTACTGGATAAGAAGTAGGAACGAGTACAAAGGATTTCATTACATTGTACCCTTCGCCTCTCTATCCATAGTTCTAGCCTTCAGTATAGCTCTACTGTCCTCTGGCGTTAAAACAAGTCTTGTTTTTGTTCTGTTCTCTTTTGGTTCCGCTCTTTCTATTGCTGTAGGCATATCCATATTCTACATACAAAGAGTGTCTGCCCAGGCTAGTGAGGCAGAATCTTCTCTAAAAAAGATAAAATCCATGAGGTCCAGGCTGGAGCACATGGTTCACATAGACCCCCTGACAAAGGCCCTAAACCGGGCAGGACTGGCTAACGCTTTAGACCAGCTTCATGGTCTTGTTACTGCCTCTCCACAGAGGGGATGGTCTCTGCTGCTGGACCTGGATGGATTCAAGAAACTTAATAATTTACTTGGAACAGCGGGAGGTGACAGGGTTCTACGAGACACAGCTGAGTGTCTTCGTTCTGTTATGGGAAGACCTGCGTGGGTTTCTAGGATAGGAGGGGATGAATTCCTAGTACTGTTCCTTGCCAATAATCTTGCGCAGGCAGAGTTGATGTGTACTGCTTTCACCTCTAGACTATCTGAGAAGGTCATAAGGCAAGAAGAGCACGAACTTCCCATCACGGCCAGTGCTGCTCTTATAGAACTTACACCCGACATTACAAGTATTGATGACCTTATCAGGCTCTCTTCTCCTCACTTGTTGAAAGCAAAGGCATCGGGTAAAAATAGAGTTGTAATAGGTACTCCATATGACTACCCTGGTTCTGAGACGGAGGAGAGCCTACTCGACCCTTCTTTGTACTATGCAGTAGTACAGCCTATTGTTGATTTGAATACGAGAGAAGTTATTGGGGGAGAATATCTTGTTCGTCATAAGGTATTCACCAACCCCGACATACTGTTCAGGTCGGCTTCTTCAGCCGGTATCCTGAATAAGGTAGATTTGATAGCATTAGACACTTGTATAGGGGCAGCCAAAAAAGAGGGTCTTATGCATGCTTCTGTGAATCTCTACCCCGCTACTTTCGGGTCTCTTACAGAAGAATTTCTTTCTTCTCTTGAAGGTATGAATGTGTGCCTTGAGCTTAGCGAGAAGCAAGTTCTGGAAAGTTATTCTAACTATATCGATGTACGAAATACAGCACGAAAGTACGGAATAAAGTTAGCCATGGATGACTTGGGGTCAGGCTATGCATCCATAAACGCAGTAATCGTTCTAGCTCCTGATGTTGTAAAGCTAGATCGCATATGGGTGGAGAATGTTTCTTCTACTCCATGGAAAAAGGAAAGGTTGTCTAGGTTAGTGGCCGCTGTTGACTCCCAAGGAGCTTACTGCATTGCAGAAGGCGTAAACTCGGAAGAGGACATTAAAGTTCTTCTGAGCCTAGGAGTTACTCTAGGTCAAGGATACTACCTTGGATTTCCTCATCAAATAAAACCATAATCATAATAACCCTAGCAAACGGAGAGCGTCATGCGTACCTTAGTATTAGATCAGTCCTACCAGCCTCACCGCGTCATTTCTTGGCAGAGGGCTATTTGCATGTTTTTTGAGGACAAGATCGAGATCCTTGAGGAGTATGACGAGGATATTAGGTCTGTGTCCATTACAATCAAGATGCCTGCCGTAGTGCGTCTACTTCGTAAAGTGCGCAGGAAGAAGCGACCCATAAGGTTCAGTAGGGTAAACGTAGCACTGAGGGACGACTACTCATGTCAGTACTGTGGTGATTCTCTTCCGCTTAAGAAACTCACCTACGACCACGTAGTTCCGCGTTCTAGAGGAGGAGCTACCAACTGGGAGAACATAGTCATGTGTTGCTATCCTTGCAACGACCGCAAGGGAAGTAAGACGCCTGAACAAGCAGGAATGAAGCTACGAAAGGTTCCAATTAAGCCCAAGTACCTTCCTGCTATAGTATTTAGGCTTGAACCTCACATGTCTCTTCCTGAGCAGTGGGTAAACTGGACTTACTGGCACGGAGAGCTTGAACAGGACTAGGCTTTTTCTCGCTCTATTTCTGTTCTGAGAATTCCAACTAGGTATCTATAGTTTACACCGTCTGGTCTTGATTCCCCCTTAGCCCACCTTGTGATGAGTTCGTCTCTGCATCCCATTAGTTTGCAGAGACGAACTCTTTTATCACTCTCGTTCGTTTCTAGGTACGTATTTAGGAGCCTTACTAGTTCTGGTTTTGCATCCGGAGAAATCATACAAGTAGATAATACTTTAGTTCTTTTATGATGCATCTGTCCGTTATCTTATTCCTACTTGTAGGAGTGAGATATGACACTAATAGGACGGTATGGCTT